GCCGTCCGTTCGGCCGTCCGTTCGGCCGTCGGTTCGGCCGTCGATTCGGCCGTCGATTCGGCCGTCGGTTCGGCCGTCGATTCGGCCGTCCGTTCGGCCGTCGGTTCGGCCGTCGGTTCGGCCGTCGATTCGGCCGTCGATTCGGCCGTCGGTTCGGCCGTCGATTCGGCCGTCGGTTCGGCCGTCGGTTCGGCCGTCGATTCGGCCGTCGATTCGGCCGTCCGTTCGGCCGTCCGTTCGGCCGTCGGTTCGGCCGTCGGTTCGGCCGTCGGTTCGGCCGTCGATTCGGCCGTCCGTTCGGCCGTCGGTTCGGCCGTCGATTCGGCCGTCCGTTCGGCCGTCGATTCGGCCGTCCGTTCGGCCGTCGATTCGGCCGTCCGTTCGGCCGTCGATTCGGCCGTCGGTTCGGCCGTCGATTCGGCCGTCGATTCGGCCGTCCGTTCGGCCGTCGATTCGGCCGTCCGTTCGGCCGTCGATTCGGCCGTCGGTTCGGCCGTCGATTCGGTGCTCGGCAGACTGTGGAGCTGCATCTACGGCGGCCACTTCTGGCTTGGCTGGTGCGCGTGGCGGACTTTTTTCTTCGAGGTCTGCGGGCTCGACTTGCCTGAGTTTGCCAAATGCGTAGCGTTCAACGAGGCACAAACGTCGGTCGGCTGGTGGTTCGCTCACAAAGATTTTGTGATGGCGGCTGATCGACCGGAGCGCCTGCACCTCGAAAACGGCCGCTTGCACAGCGACGACGGTATGGCAATTCGCTATCGAGACGGCTGGGGTCTGTGGTACCTCAGCGGAGTGCAGGTCACCGAGCAGATCGTCATGTGGCCAGACACGCAGACTCTGGCGCAGATCCATGGCGAGAAAAACGAGGAAGTCAAACGCATTCGCATTGAGCGATTTGGTTGGCCCAAGTACCTCGAGCAGTGCGGCGCGAAGGTGATCCATCAGCGGCCCAACGCCGTGGAAAACACTCGCGAAGCGCTCATGCGCACGAGCCAGGGCATGACCGTCCTCGTGTGTCACTGCCCGTCAACCGCCCGCGTCTATGCGCTCGAAGTCGATCCAGCGATCGAAACGTGCGAACAGGCGCAAAACTGGCTGTGGACCGGAAGCCGACTGGCCGACGGCCGACGGATGAACATTATCGGCCGCTCCTGAATTCTTTAAGAAAGGATGAAACGTATGAAGGCCTCCCTCACGCCCGCTCGGATTCTCAAGCATTTGCAGAAGCACGCCGAGTCGATCAGGAATGACGACGAGCACGCAATCGCCACGATGAGCCCTGGCGACGCCTGGGCACAGGGCGATCTGCTGCTGGTGTGCCTCGATCGCGTTCCCGACGGCGCTGTGAAGCTTCGCGAGCCGAGCGCGCAACTCGCGCCGGGAACGACGCAGGGGAGCCGGCACTGCCTGGCCGCCCTCGACGGCATCACGATGTATCGCCTGCGCGACACCACGCCGCTCGATGGCCCGGTCATCGAGGCGCCCGGAGGCTGCCGCGTCAATCACCCTGAGCATGGCGATGTCACGCTGCCGCCAGGAGTCTATGGAGTGGTCTATCAGCGAGCGTACGCCGAAGAGCTGCGGCGGGTTCTCGATTAGGCCATACCCGGCGAGGGAAAGCCATGCCTGAATCCGCGTCCTCCGCCGACCCAGCCCACGGCATGAAGTGCACCCACGTCTACCGCTGGCGCAAATATCGGCCCGAGCTGTTCGGTCGCCGCTGCCGCCTGCTGGCCCGCGGCTCGAGAAATTCGTGCCTGGTTCAGTTCGCCGGCGGCGAGCTGCACGTGGTCAGCCGGTTTGCCGTGCGGAAATTCTCCGCGGGCTCTGCGCCTCTGCGAGAGAATCCCGCCGGCAAAAGCTCACGCAGAGGCGCGGAGGCGCAGCGATGAAAAAAGAAAAGCCGATCGCGACTTGGGAGCCTGTATCGACCCCGGAATACCTGCGCGTGACTGATTTGGCAGCGCTGAGGCTAGCGCTTTTTTTCAAGGCGACTTGCGACGGTGTTCCGTCATTCGACGGGCCTCGGGCCACCCTTGAAGACTGTCAGCTTTTTGTTGAGGAGAAGATCCGTGAAATCCTTAAACGTCAAGACATCAATTCCGAGATCGGTGGGCTTATCCCCGGGCTGTTCATTCGTCGAATCGATGAAGATTCTCGGTTCGGTGACGGTGAGGGCTCAGTAGAGATGTTTGTGCATATCGGTTACTTCGCGATTCGAAAGGCGCAGAGATGAACGGCGAAGTGAAGATGAGCACCTGGGACCTGGCCGCCGGCCAGCACGTGCGGATCGTGTTCGCGCCCGGCGCCAGCGTATGCGGCCAGGTCGTCGATGCCAACGACCGCTTCGTCCGCGTGAGCTGCTGCCAGGCCTATCCCTGGTCGTTCTGGGTGCGGATCCCCCGCCGCGAGCTGCTGGCCGCCTACAAGCAGCTCGCGCTCGAGTCGTGCGACCGCTGGCCGGTCAACTTCAGCGGGAAGAAGTGCGTCCCCAGTTTTGTGTGAGGTGCCGATGGCCATCACCAGCTCGATCGAGTGGACCGACGCATCCTGGAACTGCCTGGCCGGCTGCGAAGCCGTCTCCCCCGGCTGCGCCCACTGCTACGCCGCGACGATGACGCGCCGGCTGGAAGCGATGGGGCAGGCTGACTACGCCGGTCTGACGACGGCCAAGCACTTCAACGGGAAAGTCCGCTGCCTGCCGCACAAGCTAGACGTGCCGCTCAAGTGGCGTAAGCCTCGACGTGTGTTCGTCAACTCGATGAGCGACTTGTTCCACGAGGACGTGCCGGACGCGTTCATCCGCCAAGTCTTCGGGGTGATGAGCAACTGCGGGCAGCACACGTTCCAGATCCTGACCAAGCGGGCCCAGCGCATGGCGGACTGGTTTGCCGACCAGGCGAATCGGCTTACCGCATGCCAGGCTGAATTCGTCGTCGATGACGACGCGTATGCCGCCACTCGCACGCCGACGGGCAGGAACCGCGTGCGCGACCTCCGGGCGATCAACGGCACGCACGGTGCCAGCGTGGGCGACGGCAACTATTGGCCGCTGCCCAACGTCTGGCTGGGGGTCAGTGCCGAGGACCAGCAGCGGGCCGACGAGCGGATACCGTGGCTCCTCCAGACGCCGGCGGCCGTGCGGTTTGTGAGTGCCGAGCCGCTGCTCGGGGCGATTGACCTATGGAAGTGGATCACGCCGAAGGTCTGCAAGTGCCGCGGCAACACCGACTGCGAATGTTTCCCGGGCAAGTCTCTCCTCGACTGGATCATCGCCGGCGGCGAAAGTGGACCGCACGCTCGGCCGTCGCATCCCGACTGGTTCCGCTCGCTGCGCGATCAGTGCCAGGCCGCCGGCGTCGCCTTCTTCTTCAAGCAGTGGGGGGAGTGGCTGCCGTCGGAGCAGGATGGCAATCCCGATAATCCGCGCGGCCAGGAACTCAACTGCTCGAGCCAGCCGGTGCGCGTCGGCAAGAAAGCCGCCGGCCGGTTGCCCGACGGCCACGAATGGAACGAGTTCCCAACGCCCCGTTCCTCAATGTCCTTTGCAACGGTCAGCGGGTGAAGCTGTAGATGACCACCACGATCCCCCTTGGCTTCGAAGTCGGCACTGGCGCCGAGGTAAAAATCCCGCTGGCGCACACGTTCGTCACCGGCCAGACGCAGCTCTCGGGCAAGACCACGACCCTGCGGGCCATCGTCGAGCGGAGCGGCCAGCGGGCGATCGCCTTCATCACCAAGCGCGGCGAGCGGTTCGACGGCCGCCGCATCCGTCCGTTCCTGCCCCGCGAAGGCCAGCAGCCGATCCACTGGCGGCTGGTCGAGACGATCCTCGCCTCGGCTTTGGGCCAGCGGTCGATGAAGTACGAGCGGTTCTGGCTGATCCAGGCCGCCAAGGGAGCGACGTCGCTGGCCGGCGTGCGGAGCAACGTCGTGAAGCTGCTCGGCAAATCGAAAGGTGGCCGGAACGAGGAGGCCTACACGCTGATCCGCGAGTATCTCGACCTGGTCGTGCCGGAGATGCAGGCCCTGGCCGCAACCGACGTTCTGCGGCTCGAGCCCGGGCTGAACGTGATGGACCTGGCCGGCGTCGGCGGGCAGCTCCAGGCGCTGGTCATCCGGGCGTGCCTCGAGCAGATCAACCGTCACGAGCACCAGGTGCTGACCGTCTTTCCGGAGGCCTGGGAGTTCGCCCCGCGGAACCGGTCGGCCCCGGCCAAGGACGAGGCGATCGCCATGGCCCGCAAGGGCGCCGCCCTGGGGAATTTTCTCCTCTGCGACTCGCAGGACATCGCCGGCGTCGATACGGTCGTGCGCCAGGCGGCCAGCGTCTGGATCCTCGGCGTGCAGCGCGAGCTGAACGAGCTGAAGCGGACGATCCAGATGATCCCCGCCGGCATCAAGCGCCCCAAGGCGGAGGACGTCGCCACGCTCGAGCTGGGGCAGTTCTACGCCTGCTGGGGCCGGCACGCGATCAAGACCTACGTCTGGCCGCCGTGGCTGGAAAACTTCGAGGCCCGCGACGTGGCCAGGGAGCATTTGCCGGCGCCACCGCCGCCGCGGCCGCCGGCCGAGCAAGTGAACCGCGGAGGCGCAGAGACCGCGGAGGCGATTGTCGCCGCGGACAACTTTGAAAATCCCGAGACCCTCGCCACCAATTGGACGCCTGTGCCGCCCCACTCACCACTCACCACTCACCACTCACCCGATCAGGAGGAAGAATTCATGTCCGCCGCCGCCGAAGCGAAGCTCGATCGAGTCATCGAGCTGCTCGAGACCTGGCAGATGCCGATGACGCAAAAGATCGACGAGATCCGGCGGACCGTCGCCGCTCCTGACAACTCGCCGCCAGCGGCAGGCCCCATCGACGAAGAGCAGCTCTACCAGCGCTTCAAGGCCCGCCTGGCCAAGGAGGCGCCGGCGCTGCTCAAGGTGCTGCTGAAGCAACCGGAGCTCGAGGTCGAGGTCGAGACCGTCACGATCGCCGCCGAGGGCAAGTCGCTCCGCGGCCGCCTGGCCCTGATGATCCGCGACAACTTCTTCGCCGAGACGAAAAAAGGTTACTCGGTCTGGACCGAGCTGAAGCGGACCGGCGGCGACCCGGGCAAGGCCAACGTCTACCGCGAGCTCGGCGAGCTGGTGAAGCTCGGCTTCCTGACCCGCGAGGGCGAGGAGGGTTACAAGGGCGTCGAGGACATGAAGGTCAACGTCGTGAAGAAGTGAGGGTCCGATGAACACAGAGTCGCTAGAAGCTCTGCTCAATGAAGTCGATCAACTTTTCACGCATCGACCGTCGCAGGTCTACGAGTACACCCTCGGCCGATTTGCGCACGGATGGTGCTTCAAAGTCGTCAACAACTGGAACGCATGGAGTGCTGCCAATCGCCAGCACGAATTTGGCCCACACGCCACACCACAGGAGGCACTGCGGGATTTTCTCGATTACGTGAAAGAGAACCGGATCCACGTGGCCGGCCTGCAGGAGTGACTGATGGCCCTTCCCTTCTACCAGAAGATGCTCGTGCCCGGCGTGCGGCGCGGCGGCGAGGACCTAAAGGTAATCGCCGCCAAGCTCGGCATTTCCCGCGCCCGCGTGTGGCAACTCGAAGTGCGGGCCCTGCGCAAGCTCCGCAAAGCGATCGAGGAGGAAGCGGCCGCCGCCGGCGTCACCGTCCGCGAGTGGCTGTTTGGAGCGTAGATGACCCAGCACCTGCCTCCGCTCAAGTCGTGCCCCTTCTGCGGCGGCGAGCCGGCGTACGTGAAGGTGCGATCGCACGTCCTCCGCGGGGCGTGGGAGTGGTTCGTCTCCTGCAGCGGCTGCCGGGCCTGCGTGGGGCTGTTCGGCCAGGCGCCCTACTTCTCGCCGGCGGAGATCGCCGCCGTCTGGAACAGGCGCCTCGAGTGGACGGTGCATCAGTCGCCGGCGGTGCGGGATCCGATGATTGCCTCTTGAGACTGCCGGCCTGAAAAGCCCGAAAGCGACAGGTGTCAGAACACGTCCGGCCTGGCGATCGTCGATCCTGGGGCATGCTGGTGCGTCGGAAAAGCGGTTTTCCCGATCGCCCGGCTCGAATCTCAACAGCGGCCGCTTCCGCCCCTATAATGCCAGCGGTCTTTGCGCGGGGCGGCTCTGCCCCCTGCCCCTGATCGACGCAGCCCATGGCGGTTCCGATTCCCGCCATGGGCCTTTTTCTTGACAGCGGCCGCCGCCTGCCCGATGATGGAGGCGCGTCGATTTGGAGGGTTTCTTTCCATGCGATCACCGGGCAGGTGGCAGTTCTCGCTTGCGCAGTTGCTCGTCGTGATCACTGCACTGGCGATTGGATTGGGTGCCGGCTTGTTCATGCTCGGCAGCTTTCCTGGTAGGCGGGCAGCGAATAGGGCCGTATGAAACTGCAATTCTCTTTGGCGTCTCTCCTCGTGGTGGTCACGGCGGCAGGTGTCGGGCTGGGGTGTGGCGGCCAGCTACTTGCCGCGGCTCGTCAGATCCCAGCCAGTGATGTTCCGCTGCTATGGGGCGTCGGTCTTTTTTCCGTTGCAACGGTTCTGTTGATAGGAGCGAGCAACCGATGAAACGTCGCGGCGTCACCCTCTTGGAAGTCCTATTCGCTATCGTGGTGTTTTCCGTGGGGCTGCTGGCGGTGCTGGCGACCCTCACGATGTCCGGTGCCAATATCCGCAAGGGCGAGAATGCCCGCCTGTCGCAAGGCGGCGGGGAGTCAGCAGTCGCCACTTTCGAGGTTGAGGGCATGAACCGCCGCGACAGGTGGATTGCGATGGACTGGACCGCTTCGCCGCCGGTGCCAGTCGTGGTTCCAGTCACGTTCCAGCAGGCCGGCACTCCGCTTTACGGATACGCTTTCTGCATCGACCCGATGGGCTGGGCGCACAATCGCCAAGAGGACACAGCCGCTGGGACGGACAATAGCGCCCGCTGGTCTTGGTTCCCTGCCGTTGATGCCGCCGAAGCTCCGCACGCCGGCCGCATGGTGCGGCTGAACCTGACGAACGGTGCCGCGGCTCCGATGGCCTACCTGCAAGCCGACAAGGTGTTTCGGATTGAGGACCAGTTGATTTACGAACGGCCAGACAATAACGCGCTGCCCGCCGTGCAGCTTTACACAAAGGTCGGCAGCGATGCTGGTCGCCGCCAAGAGGAAGGGCGATTGACTTGGTTCGCAACTCTGGTGCCGAAATACAATCCGCTGGTCCCTGTGATTGGCGATGAGTACGTACTGTCCATCGTCGTTTGCCGGAACCGGTCGGGAGAAGGTCTGCACGTCCCCGGCAGCGGCGGCCCAGAACCGCATCCGTGGCCCGAGGTCACTGCGGAGATTCAAGCGACAGACTGGCACGCGGACGGATTCGGCGGCGGGGAAGTGACGATTACAGAGCGGCCTGCGTTCGGCAAACCGCTCGACTTGAAATCCGGCGCATGGGTGATGCTGGGCCGCACGCTCCCGAGCAGCACTGGCACGCTCCAATACTTCGGCTGGTACAAGGTCTCCGATTCAGACGAGGCCAGCAGCGGCCAGCAGAACGTCACCCTGATCGGTGCGGACTGGCATTGCGACTTGCTGGCACCAGCCGGCACCAATGAGCCGTGCGACGTGACGATAGTTCCCGAGGTCGTTCACGTTCTGGAGCGAACCGTCAAGATTCAGCAGTAGCCGCCCGGTCGATTGCCAGCCGCAGTAGTGAGGGAATCGGGTCTGCCCAATCGAGATGGAATGCCAATCCAGTAAACAGCGCCGCCGCTGCGGCCCGAGCACGCTCGCCTTTCGTCGTCTGGTGATACTTCTTCCTCAGCTTGCCCACAAGCAAATCAAAATTCTGCCGGCAGCCGGTGACGCCGAGGCGGTCCATCTCCAGCCGGAGCTTCTCACAGCCGCAGCCGGACTTCGCAGAGAAGCCCAGCCGGCGGAAGATGCCTTTCAATTCGGTGCCAGGTCCCCGTTGCGGTTCGTTTGGCGGTAGTCGGCAGACGCGCTTCGCGTCCGGATACTTGGCGGAGAGAGGACGGCCGCACACAGCGCACAGACCGTCGTTGTTGGGCACGCACAAACTGCTCATCATGGCACGTCGATCGATATGGTGCCGGGCGAAGTGCCGGGGCACACGTCGGGCGGCGTCCCGGTCTGTATGTCCAAAATTTTGGTGAGCGTAACGGGCATCGCCATGCACGGACCATTGTCGATGTCATCGGACTCGTAGGTGACTTGTCGCAGTCTTTCGTTGTCAGACGCGAACTGGATGAGAACCGTCCACTTGTGTGTCCCATCTTGGTTGTCGATGAGGGCCAAAACGACTGCCTCCTTGTAGTCCTGGCCGCTGCAGTCCCCAGCGATCTCGTTCACGTACTTCCACTGGCAATGCGTGGCGAAATCCGACTGCGACGCCGACATGCTCGTGCTGACGATGTAGTCGCCGCCAAACGCAGTGCAGCCGTTGCAGTTGCGAGTACCAGCGCTCAGGCTCCAGGATCCCGCGTTGACGACCATCTCGCCCGGCGGCTGGTTGTCCTCGTCGCAAGCGTTGCTGTCGCAGTCGGGCGGGACCTCGCAGCAGTCTGGGCACTGCGGATGCTCCTCCGAATCCAGATAGGAAAACGTGGCCTCAGTGAAGTCCCAGGTGCCCGTTTCCGATCGCAGCCCGGCTTGCAGCCCCGTCGAATACGCTGCCCGGCTGCTGATGCACTGATACTGCCCGGTGCCGTTGTTCCTGATCCTGAATTGCAGCAGGCCCTGCTCCCTGCCGGCCGTCGTGCCGTAGACAACCAGGCCAATAAAATCCGCCGCGAGCTGCGCCGGGTTCATCGGATCGTCGTTGAAAAACACAAACATGGCCGTCACCGACGTGGCGCCATTGAACTGCACCGCCGTGCCGCCGAAGTCCCACGGGTCGTCGTCTGCGCCGAAAACGTAGGGGCCAAGTACCGTCATATCGACTGGCCCGCGGTCGTCCGATGAGTACGGATCGATTGAAAACTGGCAAGTCGCCGTCACGGGCGATGCCCCGGCACTGCTGCCGTGCAAAGCAACGACAAACCCGTCGAGCGTCGCACCAGGCGGCACTGGCGGTGGTTTGAACGAAACGATCAACTGGTTGCTGACCGACGCTGCGCCCAGGTCGTAAAGCGCGACAGAGCCGTCAAACAGCAGCATGTTATCGGGGTCCATCCAGCCGGTTGAGCTAAGAATCGCATCCACAGGCGTGACGAAGCTCAACGTGTCAGGCGGCTGCTCGTCTCCCGGCTGCCAGCACAGCAGTAACTCGTGGGCGGCGGTCAGGTGACTGCCGGTGTCCGAAATCGTCTCCGCATCCGTCAGATAGATGTCGCTGCCGCCGCTGCGCTGTCCCAGGCGAATCGTGCCCTCGCCAGCATCAACCCCGAACTCGCCAAAGAGGTAGGTGTCATCATCCACACGGGCCAGCTTCAGCCGCACGGCGGCAGTGGCGTCCTCCGTAGCCGCGTAAGTGAGCAGATGTTGCCCATCGGCTTCACTGGCCGCCGCCTCGTTGAAAACCTCTTGCTCACCAGCGTCGAGAGTTAGCACTCCGCCAGCAATCGTGCCCGTGCCGGTCATGTTGTCGAGATTCGACTGGAAATTGTTCGTCGCAATGACGCATCCGCAGCAGCAGCGCCCGTGACGGAGTTTGTGGGCCATCGGTTACTCTTCCATGTCGACGGTGACGGCGCAGTCCACATTCACGGGGCTCGTCACCAGCACCCCCAGGCGGCCGCCGCCGGGAATCCAGTACGGCCCGAGGAAGATCCGGCCCCCCTGATAGACGGGCACCAGGTCCTGATCGTAGACGTCCGTCGTCGTCGGCTCCGAGTTGCCGTACTTTTTGGCTGTGGTCTGGATCGTCTCGCCGAAGTCGCCGACCTTGACGACCGTCACCGCCGCCTCCGTGCCGATGGCCGTGGTCTGCTTGGCGATCCTGACCTGCGCCGGCGCGTCGGTGCTCGTGGCCCCTTCGAACGTGACCGCGATCCGGTTGACCTTCACCCGATGCTGCGTCGCCGCAATGATTTGGATGACCGTCTTTTCCGTGGCCGCGATGACAGCAATTTGACCGCTCGGGGCCCGCAGTAGCACTCCAGACATGATGAAACCTTTCTATTTGGGAATGAGATAACTTTCGTAAAAGCTATTGGCGTCGCCGCCTCCGCTTTCACCGACTAGCGCCAGCAACACCCCTTCTCCGCCATGGCCCAGCAGCGTGCCGTCGCCACCCGATGGGGCGCTCGGCGGCGGAATGGGGCCGCCCAGCGTCCTGTCGTGCGGATCGCAGGCCGTTGTGTCGAAGACCCAGGTGGTGAAGTACCACTCGATCCAGCCCAGTGTGCCGGCCAGAAACTTGTCGCCGTCGTCGAGGATGATCTCGCGGACGTCGTCAATGTCCTCGCCGCTATCGAGCCACCGTTCGGTGACAGGATCGAACACCAGCAGCGAGACGCTCGTCGTAGCCCCTGCGACCAGGTCGGAATTGAGCACCACCCGCAGCCGGCCGACGCGTGGCGCGTGCGGCGTCGCCGGGCGGGCGATCGGGGTCTGGTCGTCGGGCGGGCGGCGCTTCATGGCTTGGCCCCCGCGGAGCCGATCAGCTCGGCCTGCAGGCGTGCGATCGCCGCCTGGTAGATCTGGCGGACGCGTTCTTTCGAAACCCCGATCTCGGCCGCCAGCTCGCGGAGCAGCAGGCCGTCGAGGCGGCCGCGGAGGACCAGCGCCTGCTGCGGCGTGAGTCGCGCGAACGCGGCGGCCTCGAGCTGCCGCCAGCGGAGCTCGTTCTGATCGGCATCCAGGACCTCGCCCGACTCGTCGGCACAGGCGATCTGCTTCACGGGCGCCTCATCGAGCGACACCACGTCGAGCGCTGCGTCCCAGGCCGCCGAGAGGTGGGGAGCGGGGCGGTTGGCCGGCCGCGAGACGAGCGACCTGTTCTTGGCGACGAAGTGGTCGAGCGACCACAGGATCTGCTGGTGGCAGAAGGTGGAGAGGCGCCCCTTGCGCGGCCGGAATTTCGTCAGGCAGCGGATCAGCGCCATGGCGCCGACCTGGCAGAGGTCGTCCAGCGGCACGTGCGGGCGGACGTAGCGGCGGGCGATGCTGACCACCAGCGGGAGCTGCGATTCGATGAGCCGCCGGCGGGCGTCCTGGTCGCCGTGCCGCATCGCCCGGGCTAGCCGCGCCTCTTCGGCTCGCGGCAGGCGGATGCGGCAGCGGCGCAGGTAGTCCAGGTCCATGCCTGCCAGTCTGCCGCGAGCTGACTGACTGATTCCCATTCCCTCCCGCCGGCGGGAAAGGGAATCAGCGGCGCAGCGCCGCCCAAGATGTTCCCGGTTGCAAAGTCCTTTCGAGCCCGCTGCCGCCAGGTCATGTCTGGCGGCGGCGCTTTTGTCAATCTTGCTTTACAAATCTGCCCGAGGCGTGCATGGCCAAGCCGACGATCGCCGAGCTGGAGGAATACCAGGCCCGCCAGGCCAAGATCGACAAGCTGCGCAGCGAAGCCAACGACCTGGCCAAGCGGCAGCGCGAACAAGAGGACGAATGGACGCCTCTGGTGCAGAAACTCGGGGGCAAGGCCCGCTGCCTGGTCATCGGGGCCTTCACGCTATTGGTTGAGATGGTGCGCAAGCGCGTCGACTGGAAGGCGCTCTACACGAGGGATATGGGAAAAGCGGCCGCCGATAAGGTGATGGCCGAGCGGGAACAAGAACCGACACTGACGATCTCGAAGGCCGCATAAATGGACGGGACCGACGCGCGCGAGCTGCTGTCTGCCGCCGTGGAGCGGATCGAGACGACGATTGCCCGCGCCGAGGCCACGCTCCCGTCGCCGACGCAGTGGCTGATCGTCGATGTGCGGCTGTGGCCGGCGCCGCTGATCAAGGCGGTCGTCGCCGTCCTCCGCCGCCGCGGCCGGCGAATTCGCTGCGGCACCCGCACCGACGAGAGCGGCTACAGCGGGCCCGCCCTGGAGATCCATATCGACGCGCAGCGGGAGTTTTGCTTTGGGTGAGCCGCGCACAATCACCGTCCCCGCTGCGCTTGCCCGGGCCGCACTGCTGGGCAATCGAGCCGCCCTGATCGGCGTCCGTCAGATCGTCGCCGGCAGTCTCTCGCCGGAGATTCGGATTCGGCAGCCGCTGTCGGAGATCATCGCTCCCGCTCCCGGGCTGCGGACGCCGACCAGTCGGACCAAGGCCGGGCGGCGGGCCCGGCGCAAACTGGCGGCTCAATTCATGGGGCACAGATAACCACCACAGGAGAAATGCCATGGTCCGTGCAAAATTCCGCGTCGATTCCGTTCAACCAGAGAACGGTGGATTCTGCATCAAGCTCTCGCCAGTAACCGGTGGAAGTCCGGAAAACGACGAGTTTTACAAGTACACCCCGGGCGGCAGCATCACGCTCAGCACGATCAACGAGGCCGCCGCGCGGCAGTTCGAAGAGGGCAGGCAGTTCTACGTCGATTTCATGCCGGCCGGCCAATGAAAAAAGGCCGGCTGCGAGCCGGCCCTGAAGTCGCCGCTAGGGATGCCCCAGGTGGATCGCAGCCGGCCAAGGTGAAAATTCGTTGCCAAGCGGGACGCTCGGCGTCACTATATCAGAAGAGGCGGCAAACTCAGGACGTTTTTGCCGCTCGCCGCTATCGCCGCGCTTTGTAAGGATCGCCGCGCGACCTGGCCCGGGCCTCATTGAGGCGGCCCTTTGTCGTGCGGCGGTGCTAGCAAATGAAACCCGAGACGGCGCGCACGCTGGCGCGCCTGCGGTCCCTGCTGGCCAAGGGCAAGACGCTCGACCAGGCTGGCCGCACAATCAGGCGCAGCAAGAGCACCGTCCATCGCCTGGCGGTCCGACATCGTATTGCCCGCCGGCGGCGCCGCGAGCTCCCCAAACAGAAAGACGCCGCCATTCGCCGGCGGCTGGCCGAGTCGCGACATACGCTGCGGCGGATCGCCGAGCTGGTGAGAGGCGTCAGCTACAAAAGCGTCTGGCGCCGATATCAGCACATGATCGATGCCGGCCAGGAATTTCGGCCCAAGGGGATCCGTGCACCCAGGCGGTGTCCCCGGCACGGCCTGGTGCGCGTCTGGCCGTGCGTCGCCTGCGCCGCCGAGGCGGCCGCGGGAAAGGGAATCAGCTCTCAGCGGCCGCCAGAATCGTGAGGATGCACAACCTCCGTCGCACGCTGGCCGATTTGTTCTGGATGGCTTTTCTTTACGTGGCGCTGGGCGGCCTGCTGGTCGCTCGCACTTGCTCCGCTGATGAGCTGCCGCAGAGCATGGATCTCGATCCCGACGTCCGCGCCAACTACCGCAACCCAGACGGAAGTTGCGTGCAATGCTCCAACGGCATGCAGGGCTGGTGGCATCGCGACGAGAACGGCGCGACGCTGCTGTGGGACTCTGCCTACGGGCCGGCGGTCCGCGGCGGCTCCAGCCCATCACGGGTGGCCGGCTATGCCCGCTCGCGGGGCATGCGGATCTTCAACGTCACCGGGGCCGATTACACGTTTCCGTGGATGAAGTACTGCGCGGCGACGAACCGCTTTTGCGCCATCGGTGCCGGCACTAGGCACTTCCAGACGCTGTACGCCTACCGGCCCGGCGAGGCCAAGCCGTGGGGCGTCTGCAACAACAACAGCACGCACAAGATCGACTGGTATAGCGAGGCGGATTTTCGCCGCCTGCACCTGGCCAGCGGACCATGGATCGTGGTGTATGACGGGCCGGCGCCAGCCAGCCCCCCCGAGCCGACGACCTGGTGGCAGTGACATTAAATGACACACACGAGGGACAAATCCCCTGGGAGGTGATGCCGTGAAGCGCGATCAATTCGAGATGACGCTGGGAGATCTGCTGGAGCGGCGGCGCTCGCGAACGAGTGGCTTTCTATGGTTCGTGGCGGCCGCGGCCGCTGCGCTGATCGGAGGCCTGGCCTTGGTGGCCATCGCTGGAGCTGACGAGACCGACGTGCCCAGCTCGGCCCGGCGCGAGATCGCCATGCGCGGCAACATGGTCGAGCACATCGACGGCCAGGCCCGGGCCGATGAAGGGGAGGACCTGATCGCCCAGGCGGCGCAGACGCCGGCCGACGACAGCCACAAGTGGCACCTCACCGTGCTGACACGCGGCGGCTGCCAGGCCTGCCAGCGATTGAAATCCGATCTACTCGCCGGCGCCTACCGCGATTGGGTCGAGGTCGAAGACCGCCAGGGCGTGCTGATCTCCACGCCGGCCAGCCACATGCATTTTCACGAGCTGCGGTACGACGGCGACGTCGGCCGCGACTGGGCCCGCAAGCTCGAGCGGTTCATCAAGCGAAAGATCGACGAATTTCCCACGCTGATTGTGCAGCCGCCGATTACCGGCGCTTTTGGCAAGCACGCCGAGATCGCGTTCATGTCGAGCGGTTACGACGGCGATCCCGAAAAGCTGACGGCGGCGATGGCCAGCGGGCTCGGCAAGTATGTTGATTCGCTACGCCGCGTGCGAATGCTCGCGCGGCGGCAAGGCGACATCCAGCAGGAGGCCGGCGGCAGCCCGCCCCCTTTTGTACTGGCGCCGACCAATCCGCCGGAGACGCCGGGGCTCGTGTTTCCGCAGACGATCATTCCGCCGCGCGTGGCGGCAACGGTCGAGCAGATCAAGGCGGCCTGCCCGGAATGCGACGCGGAGTTTTTGCTGTCGCAGGTGAGCAAGCAGGCGACGCTGGACGAAGCGGCGGCGGCGTTTCAGCAGGTGACCCTGGCCAGGCAGATCGCCGACCTGAAGCGGGCGCAGGAAGAGGCCGCGGCGAAGAAGAAGGCCGAGGAGGAAGCGAAGCAGAAGACGCCCGCGGCGGTGGCGCCGGCGACGCCCGGCGTATCGCTGACGACGCTGATAGTCAGCGTACTGATGGCGCTGGCCGGGGGCGGAGGCATCTACGGCCTAATCGGCCTGGGCCTGAAGTTGTTCCGCAACTACCGGAAGTCGACAGGCAAGCCGACATTCCTGAACGACGAGCAATTCGCCGCCTTGCTCGCGAAGCTCGAGGAGTTCGCGAAGGGGATGATCCCGGTCCAGTAGAGCGGTTCGTCAGTCGCATCCGCCAGCTCTTCGCAGGCTGGTGGATGTTGGCTGTGAGTGCGCCATGGATGATGGCGGCAGCGGGGCTGCTGATGTGCGTATGGTTGGTCGCTTTGATCGCTCGTACAGTAGTCACCATCTTCCGGCGATAAGGACTTATGAACAGTCCGCGTTGACGTAAGTCCAGTAAACACGTCGAAAAACGGCCATCTTGCATGGCGCATTAGCAGGCCCAACAGCGGCCGATCTCTCCATGCTTGAATCACCTTCGCCTCTTCGCGATCGCTCAACGCGTGGCCACGTGGCGCACTACGAATTAACGGGTCCTCCCCGCCGGGGGGCCCGGCCGCGCCAGTTGGCGATTGCGCTTTTTTTGCGCTTCGGAAAGTTTTTTTCGCAGTTCACAGTTCACAGTTGAAATAAGATGGCCCGACGCATTCGGCGACCCGCCGCCATACTTCAAATCGCCCTGTGGCCGTTGGCGAGACTCAAGCCGTATGAGCGGAATCCGCGACGCAACGCGGCCGCCGTCGATGCGGTCGCTGCGTCGCTCAAGGAGTTTGGCTTCCAGAAGCCGATCGTCGTCGACGCCGGCGGCGTGATCATCTGCGGTCACACGTGCTACCTGGCGGCGCAGAAGCTCGGCCTCGAGCGGGTACCAGTCAAAGTCGCCAAGGGTCTCACGCCCGACCAGGTCAAGGCGTTCCGCATCGCCGACAACAAGACGGCCGAGATCGCGGAGTGGGACTTCGAGCTGCTGGCGGCCGAGGTCTCGGATTTGAAGGCGTGCAATTACGAGCTCGGCCTGCTCGGCTTCGACGGCGACGAGCTCGCCAGGCTCCTCAACGGCGATCTGGCCGCGGGACTGACCGACCCCGACGACGTCCCAGCGCCACCCGACAAGGCGATCACACAGCCGGGCGATCTGTGGATCCTTGGGAACCACCGCTTGCTATGCGGCGACAGCCGCAAACCCGATGACGTCGGGCGGCTCCTCAATCGCCAGAGCGTGCAGCTCGTCAACACCGACCCGCCCTACAACGTGAAAGTCGAGCCGCGGAGCAACAATGCAATCGCCGCGGGCTTGTCGTCGTTCGAATCCACCCATCACCAGGGGTTCGACGTCGCCCGCGATCCCGGAAAGGTAAAACGGACCGACAAGAAGCTGCGGCCCAAGGACCGGCCGCTGGCCAACGATTTCGTTACCGATGGTGATTTCGCCAAGATGCTTGCCGCCTGGTTTGCCAACCTGGCGGCCGCTCTCGACCCAGGCCGCGCGTTCTATGTGTGGGGCGGCTTCAGCAACGTCTCCAACTACCCGGCGCCGCTGGCGGCCGCGGGACTGTATTTCAGCCAGGCGATCATCTGGGTCAAAAATCAGCCGGTGCTGACGCGCAAAGACTTCATGACCGCGCACGAGTGGTGCTTCTATGGGTGGAAGGAAGGGAAAGCGCACGTGTACCTCGGCCCGCGGAACATCCGCGACGTATGGGAGGTCAAGAAGGTGCCGTCGCAAAAGATGGTCCACCTCACCGAGAAGCCGGTCGAGTTGGCGATCCGGGCGATGCAGTACTCGTCGCGACCAGGCGAGCGGGTCCTCGATCTTTTCGGCGGCAGTGGCTCGACGCTGATCGCCGCCGAGCAGACCGATCGCCACGCGCGGCTGATGGAACTCGACCCGCTGTACTGCGACGTGATCGTGCAGCGCTGGGAAGCATTCGCAGGGAAGAAGGCGAAGCTAGCGCCTGGTGTTCGTCGACAGACAATCAGAAAAACGAAGAAGAAGGCCGCCTGACGCGCTGTCTCGCACGACTCACCACGAAAAGGAAAAGCTCTGTACCGTTGCCACACTTTTGGAGAGCTGTTGGAACAACTCGTGAATGGGCCACTGGACGCAACCCGTGATGCGCGGGCCTCCCACCGGGACATCAAGTGTGGCACGAGCCGACGGGACGATTGGCAACCGTGGTGAGTCTTGCAAGGCAGCGCCTTTACAAATGCCCAAGCAGCAACCGCCGGCGAAGATGAACCCCGCGGCACTGACCGTGCCGCAGCTCGCCACCGTCCTGTCGGCCGCCGGCGGCAAGGTCATCGCGGCCGACGTCGAGAAGGACCTGGCCGCCGGTGCTCCGACGAACGCCGACGGCACGGTCCACCTAATTCGATATACCGCCTGGCTTGCGGGCCAGGTGGATTGATTGCCCCAAGACGGGGACCGCAGCGGGTACAAACCGCGCGCGATCCCCTAACCGCCACGCGGCCGAAACCGCGCAGGGCTATGCAGAACCCTCGACAAAAGGGGCCTCGCATCTCCAGACGCGCTCGGGATATTCCGGTCGCACTGGCACGTGCCCTGGCCGCATTGATTGCCGACGTGGCGTCCGACCCCCGCCGCCTGAAGCCCGGCGAGCTGATTCGCCTGCTCAACTCGACGCCGGCCGGCCAGGTCATCGATGACCGCCGACTGCGATCGCACCGCGCCAAGGCCGGCATGCGGGTCGGCGACGACAAAACGATCGACTTGTTCCGCTACGCCGCATGGCTACATGACCAGCTTAGGCTCCGACCAGTCGAGTCCGACGAATCCGCGACGCGCCTCGCCGCCGAGCTCGGCATCAGCTCGAGCATGCTGCACCGCTGGTTCGGCCGCGGCTGCCCACGCGGCGATCTGGCAGCGATCGAGACCTGGCGTCGCGAGAATCTGCTGCCAAGGCAGGGCGGCCCGGGCGCGATCCGCGGCAAAATCTCCGGCGCTCAAAAGCAGATCCTGCTCGCCCGGCGCGACAAGGAGCGGCAGCAGGCTCGGGCGATCAAGCTCAAGACCGACATTCTGGAAGGGAAGCTGGTCGAGAAGGCCGACGTCGTGCGTGAATACGCCGAGCAGTTTGCCGTCGCCCGGTCGATCCTCGACGGCCTGCCCGACGCGCTGGCCAAGGAATCCCCGGCCGAGATCCGCACGGCCGCGTTTACCCTGGCCCGCAACCGAGTGGATGCTGTGCTGCGTCTGCTGTCTCAGCTTGCCGATGCTTAACGCCGCCTGGTCGATCTTCGCGCCCCGCGTCCCCATTCGCACGCTCGACTGGGCCCAGGCCAACGTCTTCACGGACTCGGGTGAGCCCTACAACGATTTCGCCTATCCGCATATCGGGGCCCCCGGCGGACCGATGGACGCCTTCGACTGCCGCGAAATCCGCAAGATCTGGCTGCAGTGGGGGAGCAGGCTTGGGAAGTCATTTTTTGGGCAGGTCGCGATCGAGAAGACGGCCGACTGCGACCCATCGCCGATGATGCTCGTCAGCGCCGATCGCAAGCTGGCCACCGACGTCGTCGAGCGGACGGTCGGCATGATCGAGCGGTGTCCGCCGCTGCGCGATCAGCTCCCTCCCAAGCACCTGCGGCGCGCGGATCTCCTGCGATTGGCATTCTCAAAACTCTACGTGGCCTGGGCCCGCTCGCCGGCGACTCTGGCCGATAAGCAGATCAAGCTCGGGCACGGCAACGAAATCGATAAATGGGAGCATCAGAAGACCAGCAAGGAAGGCGATCCGCAGGAGCTGTTTCTGGATCGCTTCAAGGACGTGCCGCTGCACAAGGTCCTGCTCGAGGGGACCCCAGCCCTCAAGCACACGTCGCGCGTCGAGCGCGGGCGGCTGGCGAGCTGCAACGCCCACTATTGGGTGGAATGTCAGCGCTGCGGCCGCTACCAGCTCCTGGAGACGAAAAACCTCCGCTGGGACAAGCCCGCCGGCGGCCGCTCCGATCGGGAGCTGGCCCGCCAGACGGCTCGCTACGAGTGTGCTCATTGCGGCAAGGCCAATCACGATCGCGATCGCGGCCCGATGATGCGCTCCGGAGTTTGGATCCCCGAAGGGTGCGGCTGCGACGACAAGAGAGCGCGCAAGGCCGCCAAGCGGCAGCGCGACGCAGGCCGCCCGCTGTGGAGCGGCTGGGCCGACAGTGACTGGATCACCGGCGATCCGCTCCGCGACGGGCCCGAATACGGCTCGCAGCTCTCCAGCCTCTACGCGCTGTCGCTGACCTGGGGAGACATCGCAGCCAAGTTCGTCCACGTGCACGAGCGACCACATCTCTTGCGCGGCTTCGTCAACGGCTGGGAAGCGAGGACGTGGGAGCTGGTCAAGAACCAAGAGAACTGGGAGACGCTCGGCAAGCGGCTGATTCACAGCGAGGGCCCGCTGGCCGTCGGCCGCGGCAAGGTACCCAAAGGTTACAAACTGCTCACCGCCGGCGTGGACAAGCAGGAAGATCACTACGTGCTCCACGTCGATGCCTGGGGACCTGGCGCCCGCTGCCACACGGTCGATTACGGCACGGTAGACAGCGAGACGGAGCTGCTCGCCTGGCTGGCCCGCCCGTACGAGCTCGTCGGCGGAGGCAGCCGCCGCATCGCCCTGGCGCTGATGGACTCCGGCAGCCGGCCAAAAGGGGTTTACGCGCTCTGCGATCGGGCCAAGCAGCTAGGCGTCGCGCTGATCCCCTGCAAAGGTTCGAGCACGGCGATGGGGGTGGCTTACAAGAAGACTCGGCTCGGCGAAAACACGGCTGCACCTGGCCGGCCGCTGGTGCTGGTGGACACGGTCACCACTCAAGACTGGATGGAGCGCGTGCTGCACGACATTCAGCCCGGCGACTCCGGCAGCATGTCGATCTACCAGGCCGCCGTCGACGCGCATCGCGATTACCTCGAGCAGCTCCTCAACGATGCTCCGGTGCAAAAGCTCGACGCCCGCAATTTGCCGCGCGAATCATGGGACCGGATCGACGATACGATTCCCAACGACCAGCGCGACGCCAAGCGCTACAGCTACGTTGCCATGCTGCTCCGCAACCGGGGCAAGGAAATCGAGGACAAGCCGGCAGCCGACGAGCCGCCGGCCAAGAAAAAGAGTAAACCGCGGCCGCGGCCGCAGTCCCATACCCCTCTTCGCCGGCCTGGCGGCTGGCTATCTCGCCCATGAAGACGTCCAACAAAAGCAAACAGGTACCGACAAAAGCGGCCAAAGTCGCCCAACAGCCAGCTCGCAGCGAGTCGCCGGCGGCGATCGACAACCGGCTGCCGCTGAAAAAGCAGCGGATCCACGCCGGCCGTTGCCCACGCAGCGAGCATCACACCAGCACGCGCGTCTATCGCATCGTTGGCAGCAAGCAGTACTGCATCTGCGACGACTGCGGCCATGCCTGGGTCCGCCCTACTCCCGAGGCCGACGCATGAGCATGACCGTCTTCGTCGGGATCCTGGCCGGCATCATGGGCGCAGCCGTCGGCGTCGTCGTGCTGGCCTGGCTGATCAGCTTCTTCTGGAGCCGCTGGCTGCCGTAACCCGTCGCGTGGCCGCCCACGTGGCCCACTGGCGCGAAGATGGGCTAAACTCCGGCCGTCGTGCCCACGGCGAACTCGCCGCCCCGCGGGGCCCGTTTGTGGGCCCCGTGGCGGGGGGCTCGTTTGCGCAGCAGCCGGCATTTGGCCCGAATCTCCCGCTTGGACGGGAAGTATTCGAGCGTCCCATTGCGGGCCGGCAACCAGCGGCCGCCATCAACCCAAAGGCCTGACATTTCCCATTCCCGGACATCCCGGGCGACTGCTTCGTCGTGCGTGCTGCGCGTGATCATCGTCGGCTCCTCGTGTTTGCCGGCCGATCATTCGGCCGGGATGACACATGAGCCATGCGGGATACTAAGCAGCAAGCGGAGCCGCCGGAGATCCCGATCAGAATTCAGCAGCTTTTTTCCCTTAGCTGCGGCGTCCTGGGCCTGATGGACCTGCCGCCGGCAGCTCGCCGGCGACTACAATCCGTTTGCCTGAAGGAGACCTTGCAATGATGGTGCTATTTATTGGCGGGCCGCTGCATCTCCAGCAGTTTCCGATCGGCGACAGCACTGCTGCCACCGGCCACTTTCATCATCCCAGCGGCTCGACGTACTCGCTGGTGATGACGTCGCGCGGGGCCGTACCATTGATTGGTGTATGTGACGATGACCAGGCCGGCGTCGAGGGATTCCTCCGGCTCATCTCGCAAATTCACGGATTGCACGTCTCCTGACGTTCTCTCCGCGTCCTCCGCGCCTCCGCGGTTCCATCTTTCCGCCGCCGCTAGCGGTCCCGCGCTCTTGAATCCGCCAAATCGCGCAATAGGTCTCTTTAGAGACTTCGCGCGCACTCACGGCGGCAGGCAGGAATGCCTGCCCGACCCGCTTTGGCCCTCTCCGACGCCGACCACCTGGAAGCCCTCAAGACGGCCCGCGACTCCATCGTCGCGCAGATGGCCAGCGGGCGGCTCACTATCGATTACATGATCCGCGGCCGCCGGCACACGACCCGAGCTCCCGACGAGGCCCTGCGCGTGATCGAAGAGCAGATCGAGCGGTACGAGGCCAAGGCCTCCCGCGGCAGCCGCAAAGTGTTTCGCCTCGCCTCTCTCCAGCGCCCGCGCGGGAGGGATTGCTGATGGCCAAGCGCACCGCTGGCGGCTGGTTTTCCTGGCTCTGGCCGAGCTCCCAAAAAGCGCCTCCCCGCGCACGCACGCGGACGCACGGCTTCATGGCCGGCTATAGCGACGGCCTGGCCGCCGCCGGCCGCGATCGGCTCACCGATGACTGGATGCCGACCAGCCAGTCGCCGACGAGCATCCACCGCATGAGCAGCGACCTGCTGCTCCGCCGCGCGCGCGATCTGGTGGAAAACAACCCGGCCGCCAAAAGCGGCGTCGAGTCCTACGTCGCCAATGTGATCGGCTGCGGCATCACCCCAAAGCCCACCTTCCCCGACCAGGGGCGGCGGCAAAAGTGGACCGAGGCCTGGAACTGGTGGGGGGGCGAATACCAGAACGAAGCGGACCTAACCGGCCAGCAGCACATTTACGAGCTGCAAGCACTGTGGCTGCTGGAGATCATCGTCGCTGGCGGCTGCCTGACGCGCTACTGGACCCTCAGCCCCGATCAATACCGCGATCATCGGGTGAAGCTGGCCCTGGAGCTGATCCCCGAGGAGCGTTTCGCCGACGAAAAGGACGACCTGGTCGCCTGGCAGAACCGCCGCAAAGCGGGCAATCCCATCCAGCGTGGCATCGAATTCGATCAGGCCACTGGCCGCACGCTCGCCTACTGGATCCGGCCGGCCCATCCGTCCGACGCCGGCATGGCCTGGGAGCCGGTGCGGATCGACGCTCGCGACTGCCACTATGCCTTCTTCAAGCAGCGGATCGGGCAGCGGCGCGGCCTGTCGATGCTCAAGGCGGTCGTGAAATCACTCTGGTCGCTCGGTTATTACCAGGACAACGAGCTGATGGCCTCGGCGATCAAGAGCTGCTTCGCCGTGATGCTGAAGACGGGCGAAGAGGACGCCGACTTCGCCGGGCTGGAAGATGACAGCGAAGGCTCGGTGGTCACAGACATGAACGGCAACCCGCTCGAGAAGATCGAGCCAGGGATCATCGGCCGCTTCCGCGGGAAGGATGCGAGCATTCAGGGGATCGGCCCCAACACGCCGACCAGCGAGCAGGAGGCGTGGATCCTGCTGATCGAGCGGACGATCTCGATTGGAATGGGGCTCTCCTACGAAGAAATGTTCCGCGACTACTCGCGCGGCAACTTTTCGTCGCTGCGAGCTGGGGCCAACCGCGATCGCAAGCAGTTCCGGCCTCTGCAAAAGTTCGTCGTCAATCACTTCTGCCGCCCCACCGATCTGCGGTTCACCAAGGCCGCCTCCCTGGCGGGCCTGGACGGTTTTCCTCGTCCCAGCCAGCTCCAAAGCGACCTGGACGAGTGGATGAAGCGGAATTGGCGCACCGAGGGGTGGCTGAGCGTGAATCCGTGGGATGACGCGCGGGCCGCCGTGCTGGAAATCGACAACGGCCTGGGAACGCGCGAAGGGTATGTCTCCGCCAAGGGAGGCGACTGGGAAGAAAACGACCAGCAGCAGGAGCGCGAGCGGGAAAGCGCCGAGGCGCATGGCCTGAACTTTGGCCAGCCCGACCAGGTGGACCAGGGTCAGGGGTCAGGGGACAGGGGACAGGAGTCCGAAGGCCAAGGCCAAGAACCGGCCGGACCTCCCGCCAAAAGGAAGCCCAGCCGTGCCGCGTGACGCAACACGAAAGCGACCCAAGCGCCGCTACCAGTCGATCGTGCGGGCCGTTTATGGCACGCCCTGGGCCATCCGCGAGGAGAAGCTGCAGGCGATCCGCCAATTCCTCGAGCGGCGCAGTGCCGGCGAGGTCCTATCGCGCGAGGAGATCGCCGCCGCGGTCAGCGGCCGGCCTCAGCCGGCGTCCGTCAGCGATACGCCCGAAAGCAAAAAGGTCGCCTTGATCAACGTGATGGGGACGATCTGCCAGCGGATGGGGCTGATGGAAGACATCTCCGGCGGCTGCTCGACCGAAGCCGTCGGCAAGGTCTTCGATCGGGCGCTGGCCGACGGCAACGTCGGCACGATCGTGCTGAATTTCGACACGCCGGGCGGCAGCGTTTTCGGCGTCGAGGAGCTGGCCGGCAAGATCTTCGCCGCCCGCGGCAAAAAGCGAATCATCGGCGTGGCCAACAGCGAGGCCGCATCGGCTGGCATCTGGCTGCTCACCGCGTGCGACGAAGTGGTCGTCACTCCCAGCGGCTGGGTCGGCTCGATCGGCGTGCTGATGGTGCACTACAGCACCGCGGGTTGGGAAGAGAAGGAAGGCTACGAGACGACCGTCACGCGCAAACCGGACGGCAAGGCGGAGGGAGTCGCCGGCGAGAGCCTCACCGCCGACGCCAAGGCGTATCGCCAGGCGATCGTCGATCAGACCTACGAAAAGTTTATCGCCGACGTCGCCAAGCACCGCGGCGTCAGTGCGGCTGTTGTGAAGAGCCGTTTCGGCGCGGGGCGGATGCTGATGGCGGAAGACGCCAAAGCGGCCGGCCTGGTCGATCGGATCGCCACGCTCGAACAGGTGCTTTCTGAACTCGGAGTAACCGCCAAGGCTCAAGCGGATCGTTCCAGCGAGCCGGCTTTTTCACTGAAGGGTTTGAACATGAATCCAAAAATCTTCGGCGCGCTGGTACGGATCGGCATGTGCGCGATCACGGCCACGAATGACGAGGCCTCGGCCGCGCTGGCCCGCTTCTTCGCCGCCAGGGGGCAGGATCTTCCTGCGAAGGAAGATGACCAACTGGCGGCGCTCGAAGCGCACATCAAGGCGGCCAGCGCCCCGGCCACGCCGCCGGCGACGGCCGGGCTCGCTACCGTCGTTGGCAACCTTCAGCCGGTCGCGATCGCCCCGGATGACCGGGCCGCCGACATCATGGCCGCGGTCCGCATGAGCCAGGTCCCCCAGGACCGGCAGCTCGAGCTGGCCAACGAGCTCATCATCGCCCGCGACAACGGCCAGCCGCTGACGCTCCAGGCGGCGGTCCGCCGGATCCAGAAAGCGGCGGCCGAGCACTGCGCGGCCAACGCGCCAGGCGCAACGTCGATCACTGGCGGAGACGCCGAGCGCGACAAGTTCCGCATCGCCGCCCGCGACGCGATCCTGCAGCGCTCGCTCATCGGCGCCATGCCCAAACAGATCTTCGACGCCGGCCAGCAGGCCTACGTGGACTGGAAACCGGTCGCCGGCGGCCCGCGGAGCCTGCTTGGGATCGCCCAGCAGTGCCTGATCGTGTCCGGCGCGCCGGCCATGCGGGTCCTGAACCTGGCCCCGATGCAGATCGCCCAGCTCGCGATGGGTGCCAACCCGCACCAACTGGGGCTGTCGAGCTTGTTCGCCAGCTCCGACGGCGCCGGCTTCAACGTCAGCGGGATGTTTTCCAATATCCTTTTCGACGCTGCCAACGTCTCGCTGCGGCGCAGCTACGACGACGGCCGCTCGACGTACCAGCAGTGGTGTCGCAAGGGGCAGGACATCCCCGACTTCAAGGACGTGCACCGGATCATCGCGGGCGAGTTCGGCGATCCGAAGGCCATTCCGGAAGACGGCGAGTTCGAAGAGACGACCCTCACCGACGGCAAGGAAAAGTATCGCCTGACCGTGTGGGGCGAGATCTTCAGCCACTCCTGGCAGCTCATCGTCAACGACCAGCTCGGCAGCTTCATGGAAGCGCCGCAGAAGATGGGCAATGCCATGCGGCGGAAGACCAACCGCCTGGCGTACCAGGTCCTCAAGGACAACGCGGCCCTGGCCGACGCCGTGGCCCTGTTCCACGCCTCGGCCGTCCCGACTGGTCACAACAACATCACGACCGGCGCGCTGGCCACGGCGGCCGACTTCATTGCCGCCTGGAACACGATGAACCAGAAGATGCGGGAACAGAAGGGGCTCTCCACCGAGTCGGCGGCCCTCAACATCCCGCCGCGGTACGTGCTCATCCCGCCGGTCCGCCACGGGGTGGTGTATACCGCGCTGGGCAGTCTGTCGGTGACCACCAGCGGCAACGCCGGCGAGGTCAACATCTGGAAGGGGGTGCTCGAGCCGATCGAGGACGCCGAGCTGGGCGCCAGTTCTTCCGGAGGCAGCGACCTGATCCACTACCTGGCGGCCGACTCGGCCGACGTGGACACCGTCGAATACGCCACCCTCGAAGGGATGCCGGCGCCGGTGATCGAGCAGGAGACGGCCTTCCAGCAACTGGCGATCAAGCGGCGGATCTACTTCGCCTTTGGCGTCAAGGCGCTCGATTTCCGCGGCCTGCAGCGGCACAACGGCGCGTAATGACCTCAGCCGGAGCGAAACCTCGCTCCGGGATCCCGGCGGCAGGTTCGCCGCCGGCTGACGACCACTCACCACTCACCACTCACAACTTACCACTCCCTCCGGGAGCTTGAATCATGAAAAAAGTCACCACTTGGCGCGATACCTTTTTCGGGCATCGCGTCTATTCGCCCACTGCCGGCAGCAACGTCGGCCACAACTGGAAGATGACCGACACGTCGGCCGCCGGCACGCCGACGTATGCGCCGCCGTCGGCCTCCAACGGCCGCGGTCTGAAGATCGACTTCGACAACACGAACGAGGTGCAAAACGTCGATGCAGCTCTGGCCGATCTGTTGCAGATCGACATCGACGACATCGTCGAGATCCGCCTGCGGGTCATCATGAACCAGGCGGCCGTCGATGCCACGAGCACGCTGACGTTCGGCCTGAAGAGCGCGCGCAACGACAACCCCGACAGCACGACGGCGAACGCCCAGTTCAAGATCGACGGCTCGGCCAGCACGACCGCCGTCGTCGTCGAGACGGACGACAACGTCAACGACAACGACGATAAGGCGACCGGGAAGACGCTGATCAACGCCGCCAAGGACTTCGTCATCAGCTTCGCCCGCGGGAAGAAGGACGTGCGGTTCTTCGTCGACGGCGAGCCGGTCGCCGAAGGCACGACGTTCGACATGTCGAACTACACGGCCGGCCTGCAGCCGTTCATCCAGTTGCAGAAGACCGCCAACGTTCAGACCAACGGCGTGACGCTCCTGGAAGTCGAGCTCAAGTATCGCGACGGCCTGTAACCGGCCTGATCGCGATGGCTCCCAGGATCCTCCGGAGGATCCTCGGCGGCTGTCTGCGGTTTCCCCACTACTCACCACTCACCACTCACGAGAGTTTCCATGGCTAAGAGAAAGAACACGCCGGCGGCGTCGCCCGCCGACCATGCCGCGGCCGCCAAAGAGACCCGCGACGCCAGCTATACGGCCGAAGACCAGCACGCCTACGTGGTAGCGGTCGTCAAAAAGCAGTGCGGCGTGGATGACGACGCCGCCGAGCAGCGGGCCGGCGAGCTGACTGCCGACGAGCGAGACGCGCTACACGACGCCGGCCGCGAAGGGCGCGTCGCCGACTGCCGCGAGATCCTGGGCCTGTAAGGCCCGACCGCCAACCAGCGGCGCCTGCACTACGACCTGGCGGGAAAAATCCCCGCGTCGGCAAGCGCCGCTGCTTTCGTATCCCCCGGAGTGACCCGTGGTCAATACGCTCAAGCAGCAGATGGCCGCCGACCTCGACCCCGTCTTCCTGCAGGAGGACGAGTTCGCGGAGACGGTCTTCTACCTGCCCGCCGCCGGCGGCGGCGCCCGGCAGCTCGTGGGCGTGTGGGATCCCGTCGAAAACCGGTCCGACTCGCCGCTGGGAATCACCGAGGAGGAGCGGGGCTGGCTGTGGTGCAAGCGGTCGGCCAGCGGCGGCATCGACAATCCGCAGCCTGGCGATCGGCTGTGGATCGAGAGCGAAGGCACGTCGCTCGACGAGGACCTGGCCTGGTCGTTCGCCGGCGAGACCGACGACGATGATGGCACGAGCTGGGCGCTGCTGTTCATCCGCCGGAAGGTGCAGCGGATGGGTGGCAATCACCTGTAGGAGCCGAAGCGATGCCAAAACCAAAAACCCGCCCCGCCGCCGTGCAGGGGTTTGCCCTGCGCAAGCTGGCCGACAAGTCGCAAGGCCCGCGGTTCGACGAGCGGACCGGAGCGCAGAAACCTTGGCCCTGCCTGGGGCTGATCTTCGTCGAGCCGGTGACCCAGCGGCCGCTCGAGGAGCCGCCGGCCAGGATGCGGATCGCGGAGAAGCTCGTCACCAGGCATGCCGCGGACGGCCTGATGACCCGCGTCAACGAACGCATCGCCACGGCGCCCGGCGGCCCGCCGCACAATCCCAACGCGAAAATCCACGTGTTCGTCGAGTGCGACGAGATCATCGTCCACCTGCTCGATGAGCAGGGCCAAAAGGTGGACGCGCGATACAAGGTGCTGCGCAACCCGGGCAAATACCCCTGTTCGCAGGCGGAGTACATGGCCCGCGTGCCGGAAAAGCACCGGCCAACGGGAACGATCACGGCCACGGCGATCGTGACGCACGAATACGAGTGCGAACTGATCGCCGTCGCACCAACCAAAGTGCAGGCGGCCTGAAGCGCCGGCAGCCGGAAAAGGGACAGCACGATGGCAGATTTTGTCTTCAACCGGTCCAAGGGGAGGGTGTCGGAATTCGCCGAGCGGGTCAACGGCAACGATCCGACCAACTCCATCTTCGTGATCCTGGTGCTGGCCACCAGCGGCATCGAGACCGACGCCGTGCTCCGCGACAAGGACACGATCAGCGACCTGGTCAGCGGCGCCACCAACGAAGTCACCAACACCAACTACGCCCGCAAGACGATCGACAACACCGGCTCGATCACCATCACGTACGACGACACGAATGACCGCGTGGACGTCGATCTGCCCGATCAGACGTGGACGGCCGTGGCCGCCGGCGACGGGTTCAATGACGTCGTGTTTGCGTATGACTCCGATTCGACCGGAGGCACCGATGCCAACGTCGTGCCCATGACACTGCACGATTTTGTTGTCACGCCGGACGGCAGCGACATCACCGTGCAACTCAACTCCGCGGGATTCTTCCGGGCGGCATAGACCCCCACTCCTGTCCCCACCTCAAACTAATGCTCTGGACTCCCGGCAACAGTTTTCTGTGGACCGTAGGCAATCAGGGTGCCGTAAACTTTGGTAACAGCATGGGTACGAGCGTGGCCGCTGCTGGGTCTGCCAATACCAAAGGCTCAGACGTGGAGATACTCTCTGACACCGTTCTAACAGAAGATTGCTACCTCATTGCAGTAGGCTTTGTTGGAGGTTCAAGTGCTGCATCTGGCCGAAACTTTCTGGTGGACATCAAGTCCGACCCTACCGGCGGCACGACTTGGGGCACCATTATTCCCAATCTGTTGACCGGTGGTCCCGATGCAAATGCTCTGGGCGGCGAGTGGTACTACTTCCCACTGTACATCAAGGCCGGGACGGCTCTGGCAGCCGCAGTCCAATCCAACGTAGCCGCTGCTGGTCTCCGAGTTTACGTACAACTATTCGGGAAACCGACCAGACCAGACTTGGTGAAAGCTGGATCGTTCGTCCGTGCTTATGGAGTAAACACCGGCACGACGGAAGGTACGGCTATAACTCCTGGTTCAACTGTGTTCAGTTCATACGTTAGCTTGGCATCCGCAATCGCGGACAACATCTGGTGGTGGCAAGCTGGCATGGGTGTCACTGACAGTACGCAAACAGCGATGTCCTATCTGTCCGAAATTGCTGCTGGCGATGTAACCAACAAGATCACCTGCCTGGATCATCACATTAAAATCTGTACAGCAGCGGAGCAGGGCAGTAGCTTCCCGCTTGGAAAGTGCCAACAAGACATCCCGTCCGGTGCAAACGTCTACGCTAGGTCTGCGGCAAGTTCAGGTGCCGGCGATACAGGACGCAGCATCGCAGCCTACGGGCTAGGGGGATAACGATGGCAATCACCGAAGCCTTTGCCGGCAGCGAAGCAGTCGGTACCACTGAACACTCAATGACCACCGACAGTGCCGGTCCCGACGTCGAGACATCGGACGGCGTGTTTCAAATCTTCCTCGACGTCAGCGACATGGTCAGCGGCGACGAGCTGCAAATCCGGGTGTATGAAAAGGTGCAATCGGGCGGCACGCAGCGGATCGTGTTTCAGTCGAACCTGGTCGGCCCGCAGTCTCCGCCAATTTTCGTCAGCCCGTCGCTGATCCTGATGCACGGCTGGGACGCAACGCTGGATGCGATTTCCGGCACGATCACAGTCGAATGGTCGATTCGTAAGGTGGCCTGATGAGTGGCTGGTGGTATCAACCGTTGCTGCCTGGGGCCGCTCAATCGAGTGGCGGCCAAACGGTGACTATTGGCCTGGTCACCGAGACGGACACGGCCCTGCGGCTGGCGGTGCCGATCGGGCGCGTCTCGGAAACCGACACGGCGCTGGCCCTGACGGCGCGAAAGACCAAGGCCATCGGGATGGTGATGGAGACCGATTCGGCCCTGGGGGTCACCGCCCGCAAGTCGGCTACGCTCGGGCTGGCCAGCGAAACGGATACGGCACTGGTGCTGACCGCCAAGAAAACCAAAGCCATCGGCCAGGTCAGCGAAACCGATACCGCGCTGGCGGTGACCGCCCGCAAGACCAAGCAGCTCGGGCTGGCGAGCGAAACCGACGAATCGCTGCCGATGACGGCTGACAACACGCTCGGCCTGGCCAGTGAAACGGACAGCGCCCTGGCGCTGACCGCTCGAAAAACCAAAGCCATCGGCCAGGCGGCGGAGACGGACACGGCGCAGACAATCACAGCGCAGAAATCCCTCGCCATCGGCCAGGTCAGCGAGCTGGACACGGCATTTCCTCTGCTGGAGCTCAAGAGTCGCACGATCGGCCTAGCCGTCGAAACCGACACCGCGCTGGCGGTGGCGCACTTCAAGCGGCTGGCGATCGGCCTGGCGGTGGAGCTGGACGAGGCGCTGGCGCTGATCGTCTCCAGCGGCGCCGCCGGTCCGATGTATTCGCTGGCCAGCCAGTGCTACGAGCATCAGAGCCTGGCCCGGCAGCTCTACGAGCACGGCACGGTCGCCTGGGTCTGCTACGAACACGCGAGCCTGGCCGGCCAGCTCTACGAGCATCAGTCGCTCGTGGGCATGGCCTACGAGCACGGCACACTCGCCTCGCAATGCGTGGAGGGCTGACCGCATGAGCGAGCCGCGCATTCAAATCGGACTGGAGGACAACCCCAAGACGTTCCTCGATCGCGTCGAGATCGCCGGGGCCCTCGTCCTGCAGGCGGACATCACGGCCGTGTATGCCAAGGTCTTCCAGTACGACAGCCGCGCCAATGCGCTGGCCGACGTCAGCGGCACGCAGATCTCGACGGAGATCCCCTACGTCACCGCGAATGTCATCTTCAACGCGCTGCAGACCGGCGGCATGTGGAAGAAAGACGCGACCGGCTACAACTTCAAAGCCGTCGTCCCGGCCAGCTATTTCCCCACTGGCGGCAAGTTCTATGCCGTCGAGTTCCGCTTCGATCGCTCCGCCGGCGGCGAAGACGACTTTTACCTGCCCCGCTGGATCATTTACGCCGAACCGCTGGCGGGGAGCTGATCATGACGATTGCCGCCACCGGCGTGCGAGGAGAATCGATTCAGAAGCTCGAGCGGCTGATCGCCAACTCCGCAACGGCACAGGCCCGCGTGGGGGGCAGTCCGACCGCCGAGCAGATGAAGAGCCGCATCTTCTATCCGCACCTGGAAAACCCATACGCCTCGCCATTTCCCTATTGGGTGATCACGCCGAAGGAGACGCAATCGACCCGCGACAGTTGCACGACCTTCGATCGCAACGGCGCGCTGGCCCTGAAGACGATCGACCTGGCCCGCGTGGCGATCGACACGCAAGAGCAGCTCAAAGACGCCGCGATCGACTTCCTCAACTTCGTGGATGGGGTCTTTGCCGAGATCGAGGCGCTGAGCCTGACGGACGACAATCTCACCGTGCAGGTCTGGCGCGACTCGATCCCTATGGCGATGAGCAATCCCAACACGGAGAGCGATAAGCAGACCAACCGCCCCTACTTCTTCCTGGAGACCATCATCACCTGGGATCCCTCGGGGTCCGGAGGAGGTGGCTGATGGCTGTGCCGATCCTCAAAGCGACGCTCCGCTATTCCCAGCCGCCCGACATGTCGCAGCGGGCCTGGCAGCGGATCCAGCGGGAGGCCCTGGCCGAGCTGGCCCTTAAGTGGCACCAGGAGATCCTGCCGCAGCACTTCACCAGCCAAGCGCCGCAGAAGTACGGCCACCAGCCGCGTCGGTCGAAGTATCTGCGCAAGAAGCACATTGCCGCCAGGTGGGGTGAAAAACGCGGGCCCATCCGCGTCTACGCGAAGTACGGCGGCAACATCGACAACGTCTTTTCGGGCGAGCTGGAAAACCGCGTCAAGGCGGCCGCGGCCATCCGGGCCACGCCGACCCGCGTCAAGCTGACGCTGACCGGGCCGCGCTACATGACCATGCGGCGCTTCGTGGGCGATCGCCAGCAGGCCGTCGATGAGGGCTGGACCTATGGCCGGGGGCGCAAATTCCGCGACTACAAACGTCTGCGGATCGATCGCGACGCCGGCCTGCAGCCCGACAAGGCCAAAGAAATCACCACGGTCACCACGGAGGAAAACGATCTGCTGGTGCAGTTCCTCAACGACCGCGTCGTCGCCCGGTTCAGCGCCTGGAGCAGTCCCCGGACGATCGCCGCCTGACCACTCACCACTCACCACTCACGACTCACCATGACCATTTCCGCCAAATACGTCCTGCACGGCATCGTCAACGGCGCCAACTTCGTGTCGCTGATCGAGAATTCGCGCGTCAGCCCCGAGTGCGAGGTGCTGCTCAGCACGCCGGCCGGCCTGCCGTACCCCATGAACGCGACGATTCCCAGCGTCAAGCCGCTGGTGACCTTCGAAACCGAGCAGCTCGCCACGCTCTTGGGCCTGGGCGGCACCAACGGCGTGCACCTGATCGACCTGTCGGCCGGCAATACCGACATCTACTTCAAGAAGACCAAGAACCTCTCCACCCGCGAGCCCGACGCCTCCCCCGTGCACCAGCGGTACCGGGCAGCCATGGCCTGCCTCTCGGTCGACCGCATCACCGCCGGCGACAAGCGGCCGGCCCGCGCTTTTTGCACGCTGTACGCGATTTACAACGGCGCCGCCGTGCCCCTGGTCTACACGGGGAGCGTGGCCCTCGCCGGCACGCCGGCCAGCGCCGACCGCTGGTTCCAGGGCCCGGTGAAGATCACGGACACCATTCCGACGACCGTCACGATCGCCGGCGTCCAGGAATCGACGATCGATTTCCAGCGCCGCGTCGTGATCGGCACCGGCGACGGCGAGCAGTACGCCACGCACGCCTACGAGCAGGAGACGTCGCCGATCCTCTCGGCGGCCGGCTTCGACATGATCCTGCCCACGATCGGAAGCGGCGTCGAGCTGACCGACGGCAAGTGGTACCTGCGGCGCTACAAGAAGACCGGGCCCTACGCCGACGGCGACGCCCAGCACATCCTGATCGACCTCGGCTCGGCCCTGGCCACGGTCGAGGAGGCGACCGGCGGCGGCAATCAGGACGCGATGACCCGCTTGCGTGTCACGGCGCTGACCAGCAACCCGGCCGCCGATCCGCTCACCATCACCACCGGCAGCATGATCACGTAATGGATTGCGGATTGGCGATTTCCTGAACCCTGAACCCTGAACCCTGAACCCTTCCCATGTCCGACAAGCAACTCACCGACGAAGAAAAAAAACTCCTCGCCTCCTCGCAGCACGATCAGCTGACGGCCGAGCTGCACGCCGAGGCGGTGGCCCAAGGCATCACGCCGGCGGCCTTGGCCCAGACGCCGCCGTGGCGCGAGCGGCTCAAGCCGCAGGAAAAAACCGCGGAGGCAGCCGAGAGCGCAGAGCCGGCGAAAGTCGTCAGGCGAGAGAAGCGACGATCGCCCTGATTCTCTGCGCCTTGGCGCCCCGCGGCCCCATTCCTCTCGCAGTCTGAAGACGCCCCATGGCCCAGCCGATTTATTTCCTGCCCAACGTCGAAGCCCGCGATCTGGTGAAAGCCCAGAAGCTGCACCGTCCCGTCTTGCAGGCCGCCGGCATCGACGAGCTGCTGGCCGACGTCGTGCACGAAGGGGACGTCGCGATCATGCCCTGGAGCAAAAAGGGCCCCGGCGGCCACTCCGGTACGTTCCTCTGCGCGCTGAAGGAAAACCCGACTCGCGACATTCCCGAGCACTGGGGCTTCTACCCTCAGCACCAGAAATGGGAGGTCCGCACGCCGGGACTGAAGACCAGCGCCTACATCGGCTGGAATCCGGACCAGCCACCGACCCCCGAGGACCTGCGCCGCAAGCGGATGTATGGCGGCTATGTCCTGACCCTCGGCGACGAGCAGCCGTGGCAGGTCCCGATCATTCGCCGCCCCGACGATACGACTGAGCTGCCCTGCCACATGCACCTGGGCAACGCCGGCGAGCTGGTGGAACGGGTGAAGGCCAGCTATCAGCGGTTTTTCGATGAGCTGGCGATCGTCCATCAATGGCTGACCAACCGCGACAAGCCGGATGACGAGGTCGGTTTTTCCAAGCGGAAGGCCTTCGACCTGGCCGTGCTGTCGCTGTCGATCAATTACCGCTTCGATCACGCTGAGCAGCGGATCGTCCAGGCCGTTGATCGGGACAGCTACCTGTCCATCCTGTCGGCGGCCGTGGACTGGATCCGCTTCAGCGAAGTGTCGGAGGCGGCAAAAAAAAAGCCGTCGCCACCAGGCACGGAGAGTACTACGCCTGGGCCCAGGGGCGGCTCCCCGGGTACCGGCCCAGCCACGCCGACCTCTGGCTCCTAGCGATCGGCTACGGTGTCCCCGATCCGCAAGTTTCCAACTACATCGTCGCCCGTTGATCGATGAGCGCAAAAACCGAGCTCGGCTGGTCGGTCAATGACGCGGAAGTCATCAAGAGCTTCCAGCGGATGCAGGCCGACAATGAGAAGCTCAAGCAGCAGCTCGGCGACATCCAGAACAAGTCCAAGCAGGCGGGGGACGCCTGGACGGCCGGCCTGCGGTCTGTGTCGCAGGAGCAGCAGCGGCTGACCGAGCATCAACGGGCCGCCGAGGCAATGATCAGCCAGCTCAGCGGCCGCTACCGCACGCTGCGGGAGGTGATGCTCGGCACCGGGGAAAAGGCCAAGAGCACGTCGGAAACCTGGGCCGCCGGCCTGCGCACGATCGGCGAGCAGCAGCGGCCAATTCTGGAGGGTCATTCGAAGTGGGCAGACGGGCTTAAAAAACTAAGAGCCCAGATGGAGGAAACGCGCACTGCCGGAATGGGTTTGGGAGATTTGCAGCCGGTTATCGACAGCAACATCGCCTCACTGACGGGAATGGTCGGTGGTCTGTTTGCGATCGACAAGGTCCTTGATCTCGTCGTCGAAGGTTACCGTGACTGGTCTGACGAAATCGAGAACGTCAAGACGCACCAGCAGGGTCTGGCTGTAACGACCGCCCAGACACTTTCAGCATCGGGCGACTTGCTCAGAATGCCGGAGCTGATGCGTCGGGCCGGCGGCGTCCAAGGCGCTACGAAAGATCAGTGGTTCGCTGCCTTCGGCGGAATTTCTGGCGCCGCTCCCACGCTGCCATCATCGCAGCGCGAAGCGCTAGCCGATGAGACTGCGCGTCTTGCATTTTTGCAGCGGGATCCTGGAGCGTTTGCCAGGGCGGTTGGCGATCTGGCAGAGGCGCAGCCGGAGAGAACGCCACAACAAACAACTGGCCTGGCCCTGACGCTCCAGCGTCTTGTCGGCGACAAATTCGGCGAAGTTTCGAGCGATCGCTTTCAACGGACGGTCGCCGAGATGACCGCGTCAGGCATGAGCGCCGACCAGGCGATGGGCGTGCTCGTTGCCGGCCGGCGTGCTGACCTCGACCCGCGCACGCTGGAAACCCTGGCGCTGGGCATGGCATCGAGCCAGGGACCTGGGCGAATTCGCGGGCCCGAAGACGTTCTCAAGAATAAGTTCTACGCAACCCAACCCGGCATGGAGCGCCTAGCGCTGCTGCAGCAGCGGCCCGACATCGCCAATGCCGTGCTCGGACAGGGTTACGACACGCGGATCGGTCTGCTCACACCCCAGGCGATTTCCGACGTGCAGTCGGCAATTGCCGGATCGGCGGGTGAAGGCGAACGACAACTGGCGGCGGCAGGCGGAATTCCATCGGTCGCGCGCGAGCCACTGGTTGGCGAATTCAAATCGACTCCAGCGAGATCGTACGGCCAAGCGGCTCAATCGCTGCAGACGCAGGAAGACCTTGACGAGATTTTCAAGGCCGCCGGATACAGCTGGGCGTATCGCACGGCGCATGCGCGGGGCGCTGCATTTACGCGATTCCTGACCGGAGGTGAGGAGCCAAACCTGCTCCCCGAGTCGATTCACCGCCTGCAGGTCGTTCGCTCCGAGGTTGCTGGGCGCAGCGCCTCCACCGATCAGCAGCGCCAGGATAACGAGGCGCTCGTGACGAGGATCGACCGGATGATCTCGCTCATGGAGCAGCAGCTCAACGCACAACTTAAGGAGGCTGCCAAGGCGCCGACCGTCATTCCGCCGAATGTCGACAAAGCCAACAACCAGTGATCCATGTCCCTGCCCCAGAACTCGATCGGCCCGCTCAACTTCATGGCCCTGCTCGGACCCGTGCAGACGCCCGGGACGGAGCTGCTCGTGCATGGCCGCCTCGGCGTCGAAGGCCTGCAGTTCACGGATTCGCTTCGCCGCGGCCGCCCGTTCACGCTCCTGTCCCGCGTCGACGTGCCGACCCGCGACTTCGGGCTGGCCTACTTCGACAGCGACTACCAGGAAGCCGTGCGGCAAGGCCTCCTCGACCTGGTGCAGAGCGACTTCAACTGGACGACGCTCGGCCTGCAGATCAAGGTCCTCCGCGTCGAGCTCATCGGCTGCTACCGCTGCAGCGTGATCGTCGGCGGTCTGACGCCGGGGAGCACCGCCATTTTGGAAGCCAACTGGGAGCTGGTGATGGTCCGCACACCCTCATCCTCCTGAACCCTGAACCCTGAACCCTGGTGACCCATGACCATCGACGGCCGCTTTATCCTGGCGATGACCACCCGCGAGACGCTCGACACCAACGTCGACGGCGTCGCCAACCCGGTCATTCAGCACGACAAGTTCAACAAGAACGAACATTTCAACGCCGCCACCACGCCCCCGGGCGTGCAGATCATCACCGACACGATCGCCCTGGTCGCCGGCGCCAAGACGCTCGACCTGACCGCGCTCCCCAAGCCGGGCGGCGGCACGTACGACGCCACGGGCAAGAAGCTGATCGCCTGGTTCTTCGGCAACCGGGCCGGCAACACGGGCGACATCGTCGTCGTGCCCGGCGCCGCCAACGGCTACAACTTCAACGCCCACGCCACCGGCCGCGTCGTGGCCACCAAGCCGCTGTCGGCCAATGACAGCCCCGGTTGGGCTGCCGGCTGGAACGGCAAATCGACCAACGTGCAAACGGTCGCCGCCGGCGACACAACGATCGACGTCTCGGGGACCGGAACCGAGAGCTTCGATTACGTGCTGGTGTTTGGTTAGTGACGTCCTGCTTTGACCTCTGCTCTCTGATCTCCGACCTCTGACCTCCGCCCATGCCCCTCGAGCCCCTCCCGTATCGCGCCGCCAAGGTCTACACCAAGGAGCGCTGGGCGGACGACTGGAGCGAGCAGGAGGAGCTGTACTGCGACAGCTTCACCGAGGCCTGCGGCACCGAGTTCTCGCATGCCGAGTTCCACTGGGACTTTGGCCGCGTCGAGGGCTTCACCGACGAGGACTTTCAGACTCGCGCGCCGAAGGATCTCGACGGCCAGCTGGTCAAGGTGCAGCTCGGCGGCATCCTCCCGGGCGATCCCGAGCCGCGGCGGTGGTACGGCGTGTTTGTCGCTGACGCCAGGCGCTACGGCGGCGAGTCGGGGCTCCCCGGCGAGCCGATCGTCGGCCAGCAGCAGCTCCGGGCGCTGGGCCTGGAGTTCTTCCTGGAACGCGTGCCGCTCGACTCGAGCTTTTGCAACATCAATATCGCCGGCACCGTGATGGAGAGGGAAATCGAGCGGGCCCTCCCCTTCAACCCGGCCGGCGGCTACCGCGAGAGCCGGCGCCTGCTGGGGAACATGGAGCCCGACGGCGAAGAGGGCCCGGTCTTCATCGAAAACCCCGACGTCGACGCGTTCGAGTGGGCCGGCCGCGACATCCTCGACTATCTGGTCGGGTACCACATGCCCAAGGACGTCGACGGCAACGAGCAGATCCCCTTCTCGCGGGCCGACGACGGCGGGATCCTGGGCGCCTTCCAGGGCTCGCTCGACGGCCTGCACGGCCGCAGCGTCCGCACTGTGCTATCAATGCTGATGGACCGCCGCCGGCTGCTCTCCTGGCGTCTCGTCGTGCAGCTCGATCTGGACGTGGAGACCGGGATCGAGATCACGCCCTTCAACTTCAACCACCAGGACCTCGACCTTCCCGGCGGCACGACGATCACGGCCAACGCCGATACGGTCGAGATCGATGCCAGCCAGGACAACCTGGTCGAGGAGTGCTCGGTCGGGGGCGACGACGCCACCCGTTTCGATCGCGTGATCGCCCGCGGCGAACGGGTCGTCGTCTGCGGCCCGCTGGATTACGACTCTGGCAACGGCGAATTCGACAAGGATTGGACCGACGCGCTGAAGACCGAGTACAACACGGCGGCCAGCAGCTCGGGGAGCTATCCGCCGGCGACCGACCCGATCGGCCGGATGAACGCCAATCAGGAGTTCCGCGCCAACGAGCGTTTTCTGCGCGTGTTTCGCTATTTCAAGGTCAAGCCGGAGAGGCTAGACATCTGGCTGCCAGACGTAGCAGAAACCGTCAATGGCAAGGTGATCCGCGCCTACCCGCCCATGGCCCGCTTCCTCAGCGTCCTGCCGCTGCGGGACGGCGTCGATTACACGACGCCATCGCCGGACCTCAGCTCGAGCGGTGCGCCGAGCGGCTCGCGGGTCGAGTACATCCCGCCGCTGGCCTTCATCAAGGAGGGGACGCGCTACTACCAGCTCGACCGGCTCAGCCGCGGCTCGACGCTGGCCGCCGCCGCGGAGACGCAGGGGCGGACCTGGTCGGCATCGGTCCACATGCGGCATGAGGCGTTGGGCTTTTTCGTCAACGTCTCCGGTGCGCCGCAGCACATCCTGGCCAAGACCGATTTCACGCCGGCCGACGCCACGGATACGGTCGACTGGAAGAAGGACCTCGACTGGGGGGACCTGCTGCTCACCGTCGCGCTGGAGACCGACAACTGGGCCGAGGCACAGTGGCCCGACACGCCCGAGGACGCCGGCGACGTCGTCCGCGATCTGATCCTCGAGTTCCCCGGCAAGCGGATGGAGTACCTGAAGATCGACACGCCCTTCGAGGTGAAGGCCGACGGCACGCTGAAGAAATCGACCAGCAGCGGCTGGATCCTGGACGACAGCGAGGAGCTGAAGGACCTGGCCCGCGTCGCCTACGAGTGGTACAAGCAGACCCGCCGCACGCTGACGCTATCCGTCCGCACCCTCGATTGTCCCTACAACGTCGGCCAGATCGTCACCAAGCTGAAGCGGCCCGACGGCACGGACCTCGAGGAGATCAACAGCGTGATCACCAGCATCACCTTCGACCTGGTGCAGGGCCGCTACACCCTTCGCACCCAGTTCGCCGAGCTCGACCTGCGGGCCATGACGGCGCCGGTGTAGTGACAACTCATGCACAGCGCAACACGCAGCCTGCGGAAGATTCCGCTTCTCGTCCTCGTCTGCTTCGCGGTCACATGGACGGAAACGAGAAGCGAGAGCCGCCTCCCTTGGCCGCACGAGCCACGCTACGGGCTCCACAGCGAGGTCGTCTGGATCGACGGCAGTGAAGGGGTGGTCACCGGGCCGCCGGAATATGCCGACGATGACTGGTACTATCCCGTCACCTTGAGCAAGAGCGGCATGACCTGGCTGCTGGCCGAACGCGGGCTGTTTCTTCGCCACCCAAATTACGGGCTCCCCTTCTCTGTTGGCTGCCGCTGGGCCAGCGAATCCGCAACTTCGAAACCATCTTTCGTGAGCCGATAGAACCGGAGGCCGTAGCCGGTGCCGTTGTCGCGGCTGGCGATGAAGTCGATCAGACCGCGGCGTTGCAACTCTCCGACTGCTGCGTGCCATCGGGCCGCCGACCGGGCGTCGGACTTATCGGCATATTCCTTTTCAAAGTAAACCAGCCCTTCGCCGTGCACCAGGAAGTCGCCGCCGTTGTGATTCGACATCGCGATCAGCAGAGTCACCGCCTCGCCAGGCAACCGGCGGCGTTCCGACTCCTCACGCAGGAGCCGCTGGGTGACTTCGGCCAGCTCGTCCCTGGCTTCCATGCCCCGGCGCCTTTCCTTTTCGACCTCGATCCGTAGCGCCTCGTTTTCCGCCAGCAAGCGAAGCACCTGCGGCCGCGCCAGGAGGTAGCCGGCTGCCAGCCCGAGAAACGCCGCGACCGCCGCGGTCCCCGCTAGCAACCAGGTCGATGGCCTGGGCGACTTGGGCGGCGACTCTCCGGCCGTCGGAGCGTACGGATTTGGGCTGCCGCCAGACACCATAAGAGCTTCCTCGATCGACGCGTCGCCATCATCAGGCCGCCGCCGGCCGCTGTCAAGAAAAACCTTCGCCGGCAAACTTCCCGCGACCGTTACCGCCCGACACCGTCACGTTCGCAATGCTGAGGTTGAGGGTTCGAGCCCCTTCGCCTCCACTGGTTGCGAACGGCCGCACGTGACGCATGTTACGTGCGGCCGTTCGCGTTGGAACTCAGCAGCCTCTGTGCGGAGCTATGCCTTTGGGAAAGCGGGGCAGATGGGGCTGTGACCTTTCAGTCACGCGGTTCTTGGTATCATGCGGAGATGGACGAAATGATCGACACGACGGAGCTGCGGCGCATCGTGGGAGAAAACGTCCGCGAATTGCGGGAGGCGAAGGGCTGGTCTCAACAGGAGCTGGCCGATAAGTGCGGGATTGCCCGCGAACATGTGAGCCGGATTGAAAACGGCCACATGCTGCCGAGCGTGGAGGTACTCTTCGCCATGGCCGACGCTTTTGGGGTATCTGTGGACTTCCTCAGAAAAATTCGAGTCCACGCCGCTTGACTTCTTGTGAGCTATTAGTCACACTGGCCCCCCGCTGGATTGATTCCAGCGGGCGACTGAAACGGCCACGGCAAACGCATCCTCGGCCTTCCAGACGCCTGATCTTCGAATGGCGTCACTCAGGGAAGGCCGGCGATGGAAGCCAGCAAGGGATCCGACAGGAGCCACAGCGCAGGGGCCGGAACAGAGGCCCAGCGAACATCCCTTGCTTCACTGGGCTGCTGGATGCGGCCGGCCTCTGCTCTGTGGCCCCTCAAGGTTTTGCCAGTTGCGACGAGCGGTAGCGCACTGGAGAAAAACCTGGCGCCGTCCCTGCTCGATCGCTTGCCTCCGGCCATTCAGCGGGCACGCTTGCTGCGATGGTTCGCTCAGGAAGTTTTGGTTTCGAGGCAGGGTGGGTACGCTGCGAGCGGGCTCACCAACCAAACGACCTCCGCCCATGATCTCGACGTCCCACGAACCCGGCTCGCGGCCGGCGCTGCGCTTATTTGCCGCCGATCTGCAAGAGGATCGACCGCGGCTCCTCACCAAAGAGCAGCGGGAAGCGTCCCAGCGCGAGCCGCGGTTGCTCTGGACGCTGCGGCAGTTCTTCGAGAATTGGTTCTGCGATGCCGTGCTCAAGCCGCGGCAGGCGGCGTCTGCGACGTTCGAGGGTTACGAGACGCTGCTCCGGTACTGGGAGCAGATCACCGGCGATCCGCCGCTGCTCCTCACGGCAGACGACGCCTGCATCGATTTCATCGGCACGCTCCCCGAATGGGGCTGGTGCTGCAAAGGCGTCCCGCGCGGCCGGTCGCACAAGATCGGACCGCTGACCGATTATCCTTCCTACTGGCCGCTGGGGAGCGAGCGAATCAAAACGCATCGCACGCGGCTGGCGACGCTGATCCGCGCCGCCGGCCCGCGCTACGATCCGAGCCACGCCCGGGCGCGAATTTTGCAGGAGGTGCCCTATGTGCCGATCGTCACCAGCGAGTGGGAGCCCAAGCCGCCGTTTTCGGTGGAGCAAGCGCGGCAGATCGCGGCCGCGGCCAGGCTGATGAGTCGGCCCGAGCTGCCGCCCTGGATCACCTGCGAACTGTGGTGGCAGACGCGACTGGCCCTGTTCTACTTCACCGGCCTGCGCTCCGGCACAGTGATCGAGCTCCGCTGGCGGCACCTCGAGCACCGCGGCCGCGACACCTGGCTCGCGGTCCCCGGCGAGATCGTCAAGACCGGCAAGGCCACGGAGATCCTGCTGCACCAGCAGCTCTGCCTGCTGCTGGCCTGCGTGCGCCAATGCCGCGGCGAGCCGCCGGCCGACGAGCCGATCTTGCCGGCGGCCTGCGGCTATCGCCACTTCCTCACGCTGCACAGCGAGCTGCAGCAGAAGGCCGGGATCCCCGAGGCCTCGCGGCAGTCGCCCCACGCCTGGCGGCGGACGCACGGCGTGCAGCTCGACCTGCTCGGCGCCCGCGAAGGGCAGGAAGCGGCCCGGGCAGGCCTCGATCATGCCAGCGGCCGCACGACGCGGCGCTCCTACGTCGGCGATATCGTCGTGAATTATCTGCGGACGATGCTGCCGCTGCTGCTCAACTGATTCATCTCGGTGCCGGTCCGCGCGGTCTCACACAGCCGAGGCTCCTCACGCGCGGGCCGGTTTTCTTGGCACTTCGTGAAAGCCGGCGGCTTGTCGTCGCCGGCGGTCCGGCGCTTTCGGCTTGCCCGGAAAAGGGTCCTGGGTCGGCCGGGAGCGTCTTTTCTCTAGCGCATGGAGGTTTGCATGCGACGTTCGTTCTTGTTGCGCCTGGCGGCGATCGCCGGCGCGTTGGGAGTGTGCCTGGCCGCCACTGGCGACGCCAAGGCAGGTTCGTTTCATCGCCATCGCGATCGGCCTGGGATTGTGCGGCGTGCTGGCGAATTCCTGAGAGTCATCCTCCCGCCCTACGGCGAGCGGCCGCGGGCGCGGAGCTGCTGCGACTGAGAGTGCACCCGCTGCCCAGCGGCCGCTGCTTTCCTGCTTTCACAGCGGAACGGGCCGGCGTGGCGGTGAGCCGCGTTCCTGCGGGAACAACTATCGCCGCAAGTCGGGAGCGTTTCCCGGCGCGCGCTTGTGCCAATGGCCCGCTCCGCGTCCTGGCCGGAGCGGGCCCCTTTCCTCAAGGAGACCGCACATGGAAGCAACCACTGAGATCGACGACGATCACGGCCGGATCGTCATCGATTCCATTCGCATCCCGCTCGAGCTGGCGCACGCCTTCCGCCGCCTGCTAGTCGAGTTGAGCCACGGCGACGGCGACGTGGTGATCGTCGACAACGCCTACGGCACGGTGAAGTGCCGCACCGAGGACGTCCCCAGGGCGCGGTTGCTGTGGCACGGGTTCCAGGCTGGGCTGCTGGCGCGGGACGCGCGCGTGCCGCAGCTCGCCCAGGCGATCTGTCGCCAGTACGACGTCAGCCACGCCGGCGGAACGTGGAGCCTGGCCGCCATTGAGCGGCTGATCCGGGAGCAGTTGGAATCAAGCGGGGGGGTGTAAGTCATGACCACGATCACCCGCCTCGTACCGCTCGATCCGAAACTGCCGGCCGACTTCGACAATACGCCGAACGAGGCGCGGCCGCAAAGTCACATGCGCTGGTGGGGCAAGCCCTACATCGTCACGGAGACGATCGACAGGCTGGATCGTTTCTATGCGGAGCGCACCGATCCATACGCAGACGCCGGGCGCGCGTGCTGGGCAATCGACCGGCAGAAATGGCTCGAAGCCTGGCCGGAAGGCATTCGGTACAACGTGCGATGCCTCGACGGCGGCGCCTGGGACCGATCGACGTCCTGGGGCTTTTTTCACACGGTCGAAGAAGCAATCGCCTGCGCGTCGGGAGGCCTGTCATGAAAATCTACCGCGGCCAGCGCGATGCGAGTGGCGTCTGGGTCACCGTCGACGGCCAGCCGCTGCCGGAGCGCCGCGACCTGGTCAACCACAGCCTGACCGGCTTCGAGTGGGGCTACGGCGGCAGCGGACCGGCCCAGCTCGCGCTGGCGATCGTCGCCGACTGCCTGGGCGACGACGACCTGGCCCTGGCCGCGTATCAGCCATTCAAGTGGCAGTGCGTCGCCAAGCTCCCCTACGAGCGCTTCGAGCTGCCCGAGAGCCAGGTGCGTGAGATCGCCTGTGCCATCCGGGGGGAGAGGCAGGTCCAGCGCGAGCGGACGGAGCGCCGGCTGCGGGCGGCGGCAGCCGCCAGGCCGCACAGCGGAGGGACCGCCTCATGAGAAAACCACTGGCCAAAAGTCGGCAGCAGCGGCCCGGTTCCGCCGTGCTGCGTGCGCGGCGGCTGATGCCGGTCCGCAGGAAGGGAGCCAAGTGGATCGTCGACGCCAGCAACCTCACGCCCGACAACCCCGAGTGGGGCGACTACGACACGCGGGCCGAGGCCGCCGAAGACCGCGACGGCGTGATCCGCACCCGCGGCGCCGCCGAGGTCCTGGCGCTGATCCAGCACAACCAGCAGCAGCAGCTCCAGGCTGCTGAACCGTGAGTCACTGAGTCCGCCAGGGCCGGGCCGCACGCCATTGCCACGTGCGGCCCGCCTGGGGCGGAAGGGCCGGCGGGCGGAACCGCCGGTCGGGCGGCAAACGGATCTGCCGCGTGGTGCAGGGACGTGTGCGGCGATCGGGAACGGAGATCCCGGTCGCCGGCCTGAAAGGAATCCTACGCAGGTTTTTCAAAGATCAAGGAGGAGCACGATGCTAGTGCTATCGAGGAAGCGCGACGAGCAGATCATGATCGGCGACGACATCCAGATCACGGTGATCCGCATCGACGGACGCCAGGTCAGGCTGGGGATCGACGCGCCCAGCGACGTGCGGGTGCTGCGGAAGGAGCTGCTGCCGCGGGAGAGAGGGCAGAGTCGAGAGAGTGGAGGTCAGGCGGGAACATGAAGACTGCGACGCTGAAACTCGAGACGCTGCACCTTATCCCGGGATTGGCGGAGGACTTCGACCAGCAGGTCGCCGTCATGGTCGACGACTGTAAGAAACGGCCGGCAATCGTGAAGGGGCGGAGGATCAAGCTCGAAATTGAAATCAAGCCGCACCCGCAGGATCCGGACGACGTGCTGATTTTCCCGCTGACCAGCGCCAAGAGTCCTTCGCGAGCCATCGATCCGATCCGAGGCCGGCGCACGCGGCAGGGACAGTTGCAGTTCGATTTTGCCGAGGGTGGGCTCGAGGAGGAGTAACGTGACCAGGACCATCACCAAAAGCCAGTACCAGCAGCTCGCGGCCTTGCTGTCGATCAGCGGCAGCAACGTGCAGGCGCTGTGCGACCTCGAGGAGGCCGTGCTCGTTCTGCTGGAGATCGAGCCGGCGATCGACGAGCCCAACGATTACGTCCAGGAGGCCGTGTTCGGCGACGAGCACGACGTGGACGAGCTGCTGCAGCGGCTGGGCATCGCGGTGGACGTGCCGGAGGTTTTCACCGCGGAGAGGAAGGAGCGAGCCACATGATGCAGTTCTTCGTCCACGTGCACGAGTTCCACGGCCGGGAAGGGTGGTCGGTCCCCCTCGACTTCGTCGACGCCGCCATGGCGATCGACGTGCTGACGATGGTGGGGGCCAGTGCCGAGCTGGTGGAAGCGAACCGGCCGCGCCGCCGCCAGGTGGACGCGGTCTTCGCCGCCGCGGGCCCGGCCGACCTGGCCCACGTCGAGATCGTGACCGGCTGCGCGTGCGGGAAGTGCCATCCGCCGTCGAAGCGGCGGCTGGAGTTTGCCACGATCCGCCCGCCGGCCGAGTGCAACTGCTTCAGCTCGGCGACCTGCACGGTGACGCCGATCGCTGAGCCGGTCACCAGCACAGAGCAGCTTGCCGCCGCGCTGGCGATCCCGCCGGCGGCGGTCTTCGAGGCGCCAGCCATCGCGCTGACGTCTCCGGAAGCCAAGGCGTTTCTTTCCCAGGCTGCGCCTCAGTCGTCGCTGCTGTCGCAGCTCGCCGATGCGGTTGCCGCCTGGGTCCTGTGGATGCTTCGCGTTCCATCACCGAGGGAGCCCCAATGAGCGGCACCTGCAAATTCTGCGGCTGCACGGCAGAGAGAGCCTGTGCCGGCGGCTGCGCGTGGATCGACGCCGAGCGGACGATCTGCTCGGCCTGCCTCCCTAAGCTGGGCGAGGACGAGCTCGGGCAGCTCTGGCTGCGGGAAATCGGCCCGATCGCGGCGCTGGGCTTCCCGCCGATCCAGCTCGACGTGATGACCGCCTTCGCCACGCTGGCCGTGCTGCAGCTCGGACTGCGGCATCCAGAGGTGCAGGGGCACGTCCACCAGGCGGCGGGTTTTGCCCGTGGGTTCGCAGACGCCTTGGGCGACATGCTGGCTCACGCCGGACCGGCGACGGCCGAAGTCGTCCGCCGCGGGTTCGTCGGTTGCTTTGAGCCCGTCGATCCGCACACGCACGACGGCGAGCAGTTCCTCGCGGCGCACGCCGCCCACGCCGCCCTCGGCGAGGAGATTTCGCCAGGAGGGATTATCCTGCCATGAGTCGGCCGAGGAGGAAGCGACCGGTCGGCTGGAAGCCGCACTTCGATGCGCGGCTGCGTCGCTATTTCAGCTTTCCCGACAATCTCGACGATGGGCAGCTCGCCGAGCTGTTCGATGAGCAGTTCACGCCCGAGCAAATCAAGTACGCCCGCAAGCAGCTCGGGCTGGCGCGTTTCCACCAACATCGTTGGACTCCGGCCGAGGAAGCCAGGCTCCGCGAGCTGGCGCACACGATGCCTTGGCGGGAAGTCGCTGCGGCCATGGGGTTGTCGCTCACGACCATCTGGCCGCGAGCCTGCAAGCTGAAGCTCACCAAGGGCCTCAAGGGACCGATCTACAAGCAGCTCGGCCTGACCGCGTTCCTCAAGGAAGAGCACGCCGCCGGCTGGTGCGACACGGAAATCGCGGCGGAGTGGAACCGCCGCCATCCGCAGGTGCCGATCAGCCGCTCTTGTATCAGCGAGCGCCGCCGCAACCTGGGCCTGCCTGACAATCTGCTGCACCAGCGACGTCGCCGGCGGGTCGCGAACAAAACGCGCGAGCAGTTGCGAAATGCCGGCCTGAAGTCACTCGCCGAAGTCCGGGCCAAGGCATTTGCAGATTTTGCGGCCAAGCAGGGCTGGACCGGTTTCAAGCTGCGGCCGCGGGCCGTCCAGGTCCTGAACGTGCTCTACGATCGCGGACCGCACACGCGGCGGCAAATCTGCGAGGTGCTCGGGCTCCGCTGGAAGTCGGCCCGCCACAACGGCCTCAGCGCCAACGGCGGCCGAAAGCACCCCGACCGCCGCGGCACCTATCTCTCCGAGCTGGTGGAAGCCGGCCTGGTGGTTCGTCTCGATCGCGCCGTCCGCACGGGCCGCCCGGGCGGCAATGTCTCCCTGTACGCAGTCGCGCCCGATGTGAAAAGGAAACCGCTATGTCCGAACGAAAAACCCTCGCGCTTGCCGCCATCGAAGGCGAGCTGCTCCCCGAGGAGCAAACGTACCAGAGCAAGCTCCGCAAGGCGATCTACAACGGCGTCTCGGAGTCCGATGTCGCTGACGTGATCAAAAAGATCGTTGAGCGGGCCAAGTCGGGAGACGCCGCCGCCCAAAAGCTATTCTTCGACTACGTCCTGGGCGCCAAGACGAAGCCGACGCAGGTCACCGTCAACAACCATTTCGACAACGTCGAGCAGGCGGCTCGCATCACCAAGAGAGCGGCCAGCTAGGAGCGATCGATCGTGGCCCGCGGCACGAAGCCCCCGGACGCCAACCAGTACCTGCTCGACTTCTCCAGTCGGCAGTCGGATCGCCTGCGGCTGCTGCGGACGGCCCTCAAGCGGCAGCGGTGGACCGACCTCAAACACTGGCAGTTCTGCCTGATGATCGCCAACTACGAGAACGAGCAAGCCGGGCTGGTTCGCGATTACGACGAGCTGGCCGATCTGCTGTGGTGCAACCGCTCGACGGTCATTCGCCTGGTGAACCGGTTGTCCGACCTGGGGGTGCTCGAAGTCCGGCAGACGAGCGACGCCGACGGGGCCGCCCGCAAGAACGAATACCGGCTCCACTGGGAGACGGTGCAGGCGCTGGCGCTCTCGTCGGTGCGCGAGCTCGGCGTCACAGTGTCACAGTCGCATCCTGCCACTACGTGGTCGCACGGTGCCACTACGTGGTCGCAGGATGCCACTTCTCTTAAGGAAGAAATCTTCCCGGGAAATCATTCCGCTCCGGAACCGTTACCGGTACCGGAGGCCGGGCCGTCGCAAGCTGCGACTGTGCCGCGGACGAGGCCCGACGCCGCCGACCCGTCGTGGAAGACGGTCGCCGGCAAGGCAGGCTCGGCGTGGAAGCCGGCTGCCCAGGACGGCCTGCGGAATTCGCTCCTGGCGGAGATCCCCGAGCTGGCCGCCGCCGCGCCGAGGCTCATCACGCCTCGGCCGGCCGGCAAGCTCCGCTATGGCGTCTGGCGGGTGCTGGAACTTACTCACCTGCGTCCGCCGGCCGCGCCGATCGTCGTCTGGCACCAGCAGCAGCTCTCGCTGGCGGCGCCCGTGGCGGGCCCGACCGAGGCCGACCTGCTGCTGGTGCTGGCCGGGGCATTGTACGCCTGGCACCTGGCCGACAGCGAGGTCAAGAAGAGCCGCGTGGCGGCGTTCTGCAACCTGGTGGGGAGCAAGCACTGGCGACGGGCGCTGCCGTACGTCCCCGAGGCCCGCGCGGCGCTCGATGCGATCGCCGCGAAGTCGGGTCCGTTCTGGCGAGCCGCGGCCGCCGAGGAGGCGCCATGAAGGAAGCCACCTATCGCGAGCCGCAGACGCCCGCCGAGTGGCAGGAGGCGGTCGACATCGCCGAGGCCTGCCTGCTGCTCGACGCCAGCCGCCAGTACGGCCTGGTCGTCGGCGGATCGCCGGTCAACGTGGCTCGCTGCGAGGAGGTCCTCCGCCGCGGCCGCGAGCTGGGCGTCACGCCGGCGGCCGATTGCGTCGACAAGTTCGTCCTGGCCCACACTGCGAGGTGAACCATGTCCGAAGCCAGTGCCCTAGCGAAACGCCGCCTGAAGTGTCCGGTCAACGGCTGCTGGCGGCAGCGCAAGAGCTCGATCCACGTGATGTGCCCCTATCACTGGTTCAAGGTCCCGCCCGAGCTGCGCGACAAGATCTGGCGGCTGTACCGCACCGAGCCGGGGAGCGACAGCCACCGCATGGCGATCCAGGCGGCGATTGAGGACGTCGATGGTCAGGAGTCTCTTAACCAGGAGCAGCAGTAATGAACTTGATGGCCGATCAGTTCAAAAAACGCAAGCGAATCGATCGACTCAACGACGCTGAGCAGGCGATGATGCTGCCCTACGCTCAGCGGTGGATTCGCATTGGTCTGTCGTGCCAGCCGGCGGACGTCGAGACGTTTGAGCGTGGGGTCCGCGCCTGCTATCGCTTTGCCGATCTCGAGCAACCGAAGGGAATCGTCCTGGCCCCCTCGCCGCTGGTGCTCGCGCTGGCTGCGCCAATCGCGTCGCTCTACATCGAGCTCATCAGGCGCCAGCCCAGGACGGTAAAGGCCGTCCGTTCGGCCGTCCGTTCGGCCGTCGATTCGGCCGTCGGTTCGGCCGTCGGTTCGGCCGTCGATTCGGCCGTCGATTCGGCCGTCGGTTCGGCCGTCGATTCGGCCGTCGATTCGGCCGTCGGTTCGGCCGTCGATTCGGCCGTCGGTTCGGCCGTCGGTTCGGCCGTCGATTCGGCCGTCGATTCGGCCGTCGGTTCGGCCGTCGATTCGGCCGTCGATTCGGCCGTCGGTTCGGCCG